TTTGTGCATTCTGACGAAAACGGTTGTATTTTCCCTATACCTAAGCGGACACTTATTCGTCATTCTGCACAATATTCTCCTCGGTTCTTGGGAGGAAATTAAGGGTAATGCTACCTATATTGTTAGACATACTCTTCTGTTCCAACTTCATCGGTAATTCTATTTGATGTTTAGCTAACTCATTCGCTGCCTTAATGCGAGTATCAAGCGATGCTTCAATACCGAATTGGTCAAGGACTTCTCCACGCATTACGGAGGTGTAGAATTGTAGTATCTCCGTGGGTTTCGCTGTTTTTGCGTCCTCAATTGCTTGTAATCTCGCTTGGAGTTCTTGGTTGACGTTCTCTCGTCTGAGAAGCTCGCTCGCTCGTCTTGCATATCCATTTTGACTCTTACACTTCATTCCAGCTTCAATACAAGCTTGAGTACCATTACCGCCATTAGCTATATAAGCTGATACAAAAGCTAATTCTATCATTGTTAATGGCTTTATATCTGTATTATATTGCTTTAAATTTAATAAGGCTGTATTTGCACTCATTTTTCTTCTTCTATCTCCCGGGAACGCTGCCGCTTATCTTTTGTTTATAGTTGCTTTCCTTACTACTTGCTATTCCGGTTTATAAATCCTAAGATATTAATCCAACCTATCTGCTGAAAATATTAGAGAGTTAGTTAGACATTTTCTATCTCCTATTCTCCCGGAATCGCTTCGCTATTATTAGTTAGACATTTCTTGAAAAAGCAACGGGCATATATTTCAATGCCCGTTACCTTCGTGTTCGCAATTAAATTGTTGCTGCTTTAAGCTCAATGGTAATGGCTGTTGCATTGTCAATCTTCAGCGTTGATACTTCTCTTTCAAGAAGTGCTGTGTTCAATGCACTCTGCCCGCCGGTGTAAAACTTAATCAGCTCGGTTTCGTTTTGGTCCAGAAGTGTAATCTGAATCTTAACGCTCGTAATTGCGTTTACCAATTCTGCAAGTGTCATTGGCGTGCCCTCCTATAGGATTTAATTGCTACACTTGCATTATACAACATTAATTCTAAATATGTCAACCTACTTCCTGAATAATCATATCATGTGCTCCTGGTAGTGAACGCTCATATTTCATCTGTCGGTATGCGTCCATATATGTATCAAAATATGCCATCGGTGTCCAACCACTTTCCATACAGACTAATATTACAAACTTTCCACTTTCTACATTTTCAGTTTCTTCTTCAGTTTCGTCTTCCGGGGTACTTTTCTTTTCTTTAATTCTTTCTATTGCGGTTTTTACTGCTGTTGTTATTAGATAAAAGAAAAACTGAATTATCGCCATGAATACATTTAGAGCGAATTCCACTAATACTACTATACATCTATAAAACAGTATTAAAATTGCTGTTATCATTTATGTCTCCTCAACGTTTTCAAGTGAATTTTGCTTAACACAATTTGGACATAATATCATATCGTCCACCTCTTCATAATCTTCATACGTACAATCCCAGCCACAACAATCACAGAATACAAGCGGTGTTAATTCACCGTCAATCGTTTCCCATATTATCATGTCTATACTCCTTACCAAACGCAAAACCGCTCTTCCAGGCACGAAACTTCTCCCATGCTTCTCTTGCGGTACTACCCGAACAAATTACATCTATACCACCATGCTCTCCTCTATGACCGATAGCCACATAGTTCAGAGAAGCTGTATACGTCATTGGTATATCTGGGTGAGCTTCATTCCAATCATATATCCATATACCAACATCTGATATTGTTATTCTACACTTACTCATAATCGTCTACAACTCCTTCCTTTGTAAGTACATACTCAATGCTATGCTTTAAATCATTCAAACACGCATTAGGCCACTGCTCACCATTCCTTTCAATCATTTTCTTCCAGGAATATATGATTTTCAGTAAATCACGTTTAGAAGTCATTGACTTTTCCTCAATACTTTCCACAATACTTGCGTGTCTATCAACACTGGCATCATCATAACACATAATCATTCCTCCTCAAATAATATCAGAACTCGCTCATTGTACCAAGTTACAATCTGATTATACTCTAACTTCTTATCTGAAACAATTGTAACATACTTATCTCCGTATGTAGGTTTCCCATTAACACTAATTCTTATGCCTTGATACTGATACATGATAACCTCCTTATCTCATACTCATATACATTTCTAATTCATCACAATACAGCGATGAATTTATCAGACTATTCCAACCACGTCTGTCTTCAAAATAAAAACTACGTGCTTCAGGATATTCCTCTCTTGCCTTTTCGATTTTACTTTCTTTCCAAAACATAAGATAATCATCGTCAAGGTCATCGCCAATTGTGTAACGGTCATATTCCACTTCGCTACCGCACTCATCTACCATTATCAGAACCATATTTCCACTCATATTAATCCTCCTCATGTCTTAATGCGTACAAGGTAGTGATGCTAATAGCAATCACAAGCATCGACAACAAAAACCAGATAGTATCTGTTACAGCTATTATAACTCCCGGAATTGAAAACAATATTGCCAATAGTACCATAGCCTTTTTTACTGAAACTGCCATAATTTACTCCTTTCAGATTAGTGGTGTTTATAATCATTTTTGATTATGTAATTATTATACCACAATCTTATGGAATTGTCAAAGACTTTAAAATAGGGCGGTATATTTCAACCGCCCCTTCTTTCATTATTCATTTGCCATTTCTGAAATCTTTGCAAGTACTTCCAAGTATATAGGATATTTCCATGCTGAATAATAATCTTCATTGGGAACCGTGAACCATGTTTCATCATGTTCTTCATCTGCCTGATGATACTCCATTGCGTCCCATTGCATTGCTGTAAATACTTTCTCATAAATGTCTTTCAGTACATCAATGCGTCTTGCACGCTGTTCCATCTGTTCGACTTTGTCTTCCCATTCCTTGCGAAGGTCTTCCCATTTCGGCTCAACCAAATTCATTGCTTCCTGATTTTCAACAACTTTTCTTCTTGCCATAGTGTGTTTTCCTCCTTAATCAATATACTCCGCAAATCTACCATCTTCACGCACTATTGCGTGAATATTATCCACCTCAATACCGATATCCGTACATAAAGGAAGTTCCTTTTCATCGGTACCTTTCTTAACCTTCGGGAAACCGTCAGCGGTTCCCTGCGTTGCGTACACGATACGTCCGGTTACGCCATTGATAACAAAGCACTGCTTGGTTTTCGTGGTGTTCTGTAATGCCCACATTTCGAGCATTGCTCGTCCAAGTGCGGTCATGGTCGTGTCCACATTGCCGGTTTTCTTTGAACATCTGAACAGTACATAGGGACACATAATTTCGTGGTCTGTCATTTTAATTCCTCCTTTGGTGTGTTTGGTGTTGATAAACTATCCATCTTTCACGGTCCACCTCAACGAGATAGGCGTTATTCAATTTCGTTGTTTATCATTTATTACATTATACATTGTATCATAATCTTTACAATCTTGCAAAGACTATTTATATAGTGCTAATAAATTACCTCACAGTCTGATTTTCGTGCCAAGCGTAATGTGCAACCAGATTCCAGCTGAACATATACATATCTTTTATTAAACTTTTCTACCTTAAATGTTTCTCCCTTGGGTATTACACCATACCCCGGAATTACAAGGTTGTGTGATATTGCTATCTTTTTCATAGTCCCTCCTTAATCCCATGCATCTGGTGCCATGCTTTTATGATAGCTTTCAGAACTATTCCACGTTGCCTTCCAAGAAATCCCGAGAACTTCCTTATCTTTGATGTGTTCAGCAAACCAATATGAAGTTATTGCCTTCTCTAAATCATCTACATCAAAAGTGTCTTTATCGTCCATTTCAATATCAATAGAAAATTGTCTTACCATAATATTCCTCCTTATCAGTTTGCAAGAAAAGGGTCGTTCCACCACTCTTCGCTCGGTTTAGTTTCTTCAATCCTGAAATTATGATGTGTCTGCATCATTCTTCTATCTTCATCATCAGGGTTGTTCTTTATCCTATCCAAAACTTTTTCTGCCAGGTCACGACCTCCCATTATCGTATACACAAGACAACCTTCGTACTTATCTGTATCACCAACTATAATCCATCCCATCTTTCTACCTCCTTATTTTTTAGAGAATTAGTTAGACATTTCTAAAGCCGGAACTTGGGTACTTCAACACACCTATCAAGTAACCAATTAAGAAAATCTGTTATAGTTATTTCATCTGCCCATTCACCGATTGTATTTTTAAACTCTTCACTCTCCATTTCCTGTGCCCAATCATCATAACAAGGTAAACAACCCGTCTGGTCAATGCACAATTTACGCTGTTCAATAAAGTAATCTGCAATTTTCTGATATAGATCGTCTTTACGAACAAATGTTTCGGGGTGTGAATTGACGGTATCTAAAAACCATCTTCGGGGTGTCATTGTAGGTTCATCTTCAGCTTTGTTTTCATTATACATTTCTATATATTCAACCACGCTATGAATAACATTCTCATTATACATATATCCATGGTCTTTATATGTGTCTTCAATCATCAGCTCAAGTGTACTCATCTTTATACCCTTCCTTCGATGTACTTTCTATCATATCCACGGAATAACTGATTGCAAATCTGTGTGAACTGCTTACTTGTAGTTCTGCTGTACTTACCAATCTCATATACAACGTGTTCCTTACAGTCTATAAGACCAACGATTGTATGATAAGACTTGATAAGTCTGTAACGCTCGTCAAACTCATCTGAAATCCATGCCTGACACTTGTGGAACTGTACCCAACAAATTCCCCACTTCTTACTACATTCCTGTGCAATCTTAATAATGTCTTCCATAATGTTTCCCTCCTTTAATTAGACAGTACATCATATACTTCCTGAGTTTCATATCTTAAACGACCACCGTCCCACATCGGTCCTAAAAACCCTTTGTACTCAGGCTGATTATCAAGTTCTGCTCTGTGTACGCAACCGCCACGTGCTCGTACTTCTGAAAGGTCTTCAGTGTATCCACTTATTTCATATGGTACTTCTTCAAATGAAGCATAAGTCTTACACTTCCATCCCTGTTTATCAATGCCTACGAAAATAATTTCCATTCTTTACTCCTTTCAGTTCTGGTGTGTGTTGTGTTTCATTTTTGAAACTAAATACATTATACTATATTCTATTATAATTTGCAAAGACTTTTTGGTTACTTCCAAACACTTTCCCATTCGAGATTGAATTTTCGTATAAGTTTCCAAACAAGTTTATTCTCTATATTTGAAAGACCCAAGGAAATCACTTCGGAATCTCTTCGCCAAATAGTGTGGTCTCCTTTTCCCGGTCGTGGCTCAAAACCATTGTTACGTAGCATACGCTCAAGTTTTTTACTTTCGCCATCCCATGAGGGTCGGTTTGGCACTTTATGTCCACTCATACGCACCTCACTTTGAAGAAAAACAATGGTTGCCTACTTGACATAAAGGAGTGCCAAAACCGTGGTAATTTCCTCTCTGAAACCATAACGGCTTTGGTATCCAACCTTCACGAAACAGCTCAAGTGCTTTCAAACAATCTTCGTTCGGTGTAATTCCTGTTCTATGCATTGATGTTTGGAACGCAGGTGACTTCCACATTTCCTTTACAGTTTGTCCAAATGCTTCACAACGACATTCACCTGTATACATTACCCAGAGCATTCCTTCAACGCCTTCGCCTTCAGCTTCACGCATTGCCAAATCCATATAGTACCAATCTTCTTCTGATGTTAAGTTTCTCTGAATTTCCTCAACGTATGGTACATAGACATATTCCGCAACGGTTTCCGGCTCGGTTTCAATATAAATATATTCAATCTGTTTTTCTGGTGGTTCAGTAGATACCGAATAATCGTGGCTGAAATATGAACCTGTGCATACTACTCCAAAAATTGCACCTAACGCTAATAATGCAACATAATTAATTATCTGTTTCATTTTTACCCACCTTTTCTTTTGTAAAATAAAGAACACTTGTCCAAGGGAACATTGTTACTTCCCCATCCATTGTATCGGTAACTACAAGACCATTGTCCCAATACTCAAATGTATATCTATCATTCTCAAAAGTAAAAATAGCTGAATTTATTAAATGAATTCTTATTCTCATAGCTCACTCCTTATAAAACTTATCAACAATCCAATCTTCAAAAGTCTCTCCGTCCATATCAGTACCGATAAACCATTCCGGATTGTCTGAATTGAACCCTTTAAAAATAACTTTCTGTCCGGTTTCTTTACTTACAAGAACATCATTTACATTCCACATAATTTTTACCTCCATTATTTTTGTGGTATTTTTAATTACAAAATGATTATATCATAATCTTATGAAAATTGTCAAAGATTTTCTAACACGATAAAAGACTTGTGATTTACACAAGCCTTTTATCTGAAGGATAGGAAATGGAACAGATTAGCAAAGAAGAATTTATTCGGAGGTATTCTTCGTTATACTCTTAGCGTAGTCAATGCACTCTTCTAATTGAGTGTCTTCAAATGCGTTCCACTTATTTTCAAAATCCTCCGCACCTTTTATCTTGTTTGTTGGTGGTATAGGATTGCCATTGAACGCATACCATAAATTTCTAAGAAACAATACAACTTGAATTTGGCTAGCAGTTGAAAACAATTCTATATGCTGTGATTTAGTTTCACCTGCTCGGGATTGGGATATCTTATACACAGTAACAGGTCGATTCTGCTTTTCGCTGAAAAATTGTGACCTGGCAACAATTATCCGCATATTCTTAGCATTGAGAGCGAATTGCAATTTATACATCATATCGAGATTACTTTTTGGCATCGCCGCCTCCTATCTGAAATAATACAGATTGTTTGTTAGACAAAATCCGCTCGTAGCAAATCGGTCCATATCCCAACTTTCGAGCATCGTCTGATTTAAGCGTTCTGCCACATCTCAAACATTTTTTATGCAATTCAGAGCTGTCAAGCGCTATATATTTATAATCTATTTTGCCCATCAGTTTGTTTATAAAACAGTAACATCCGCTGCTTAGTTTGTCAAGTAAATTTTTTGTAAACTTTAGACTTTTTTAACGACTTCGTATTTTGCGGAGAGCTGCATTTTTATTTTTAGTGGTATAAATTACCATTGATTTATTTTTCGTTCAGCTCTCCGTGAAATACGTGAGCGTGTCTTTATTATATGATATGCAATAATGCGTACATTGTGGCGTTTCGGTCGTCTACTAAACCATTCTTTATATCTTCAACTGTACGTGCTATAAACCGAACAGCATTTACAAGTTCGCCGGACTGATATTTTTTATGTGCATATTTCTTATTAAAATATATCTGTCGGTTGTCAAGTCCTGTCGTTCCGGCTATATCGTTGTTCTCGCACACTTGTATTAGCAAAACTGTCTTCATACTGTTATACAACGTTCCAAGAATGTTTATTGATGAAACACCGTTGCTTGTCAATGTTTGTGCTATGCGTATACTTTCCTTCTTATCTCGCCTGCACACCGCATCTGTGAATTTGAACACATCTGTTTCTTCCAAATCACCTATCACGCCATTATCCACAAACTGTCTAAATGCTTTATTTTTATCGGTTATTGATGAATGCCTGAGCTTATCAATTTCTAGCATAGCCAGGTCGTAAGAGCCATTTACTTTGTTAGACAATTCTTCAACATAGGCATCCGATAAGTCAATTTCCTTTTTGATATAGTTACATAAAACAGAGTGTGCAAGTGGCTCAAACTTGACAATGTTATCTTCAAAGTGCTTTGAAAACTTTAACCTGCTATCAAGTTTGGTATATATCAGAATAACTGTGTTTTTCCCAATAGTGCTTTCAAACGTACTGAACACTTTATCCTGCTTGATAAAATCATCATCGCCACGAATTGCGTAGAGATTATTTGACGGTCCAAACATTGAAGGAGTAGAAAGTGTTTCCATTATATCCAACACACTATCAACCCTTGTTATCGGTAAGCCTAAAACTTTACTTATCTGATTTAGGTATATATTGATTATACCAATCTCTTCGCCAACAAACACGTAAAAGTTTTTCAGCTGTTTTTTGATAATGCTATCTTTAAGTTCGATTATATTCATAAACAAACCTCTCTAATATCAAATACCCAACCGTCATAAAGTTGCTGTTTATTCACACCTACTTTCTGTAACTTATTAAGATAGATATTAGTTACCGTTATCATGCAGCCATTCTTATGTTCATCAGTATTATGTATTAAATCCAACATTGCTATATACAAAAACATTTGCCAGAATAATCCTAAATCATATCCGTCTTCGGTTTTTATAGCAAGTTTTAATGAGGACTTAAATGCGTTTGCAGGTTCAACTTCTACGATGTTGTCATACACCAGCTTTACGTAGTCATAAAATTCCTGTATATTATAACCCATAAGCATATCAACATCGCCGGGTGTGTAACAAGTTGGTATCAATATATCCAAATCAGACTTTGAAAGTGTAGTTTCGTGTGCCTCAACATACGTCCTTATATCTGAATTGGAGTAAGGGAACATACGCAATACATCTGCCCTACTTTTTACCGTATCAAGTAGTGAAGACTCATCTTGTACTGTAAGAACAAAGTATGCATTGACCGGAGGTTCTTCAGTTATTTTGAGCATCGCATTTTTTGCTTCTGCTCTCATTGTATCCGCATCTGCAAAACAATACAAAACTCTTGTTGCTGATGTATATGCTGTATCTATTACTTCACGAACATTCTGAACACTTATATCTGTTTCAGAATATACACAACCTAAAGTTTCAGCTATTACTTCGGCTATTCTTCGTTTACCACTACCTTTTCTTCCTACAAGTACGATGAAATGGGGCAAATTGTTTCCGACTTTAAGAATATAATCAAGTAGAGCGGTTTGTCCTATTATGGGTACTTTCATACTTTATCCTCCACGAATGTAAGCAGTTTTGCAAGTATCAGTACTCTAGGGTTTTGGTCATACTTTAATGCTGAATTGAGTTGACAGATATAATCAACTAATCGGATAAGGAATGAGTAGTCGTACTTTATATCTGATATGTTGGTAGGTAAAGTTGTCAAGCTCATATCGTGTGATATATTGTAGATTGACAAATTCAGCACAAACTCAAAATACTGCTTAATGAATAGTTTTAAATCCGCACCTGAATTATAAACTTCTTGAACCGTGTTTATAATCTCTGCTCGGTCTGAAAGAGCTAAAACATTAGTGAGATGTTGCATTACCGAATAATCGGCTACACCTAATGCTTTGGTTACGTTCTCAACTGTAAGTTCTGTGTTAAATGATAAACACTTGTCCATAAGTGTTATAGCATCACGCATACCACCTTCAGCTATTTTTGCAATATACTCAATAGCATCTCTGTCAACTGTGATACCTATATCATTAGGTCCTGTTTTTCCCGGATATTCATTCTGTAAAATATACACAAGCCTGTTTATGATACCTTGTGTTGATATTTTCTGAAAATTATAGCGCTGTACCCTTGACAAAATGGTTGCTGGTATTTTTTCAGGGTTAGTTGTTGCCATAATGAATATCGCTCTTGCAGGTGGTTCTTCAAGTGTTTTGAGAAACGCATTCCAACCCTGTGGTGTTATCATGTGGCACTCGTCCACAATGAATATCTTATAATCACTATCAATAGGTTGAGTCTGTGCATCTTCGATTAGTTTCCTAATATCATCAACACTATTATTACTTGCTGCGTCCAATTCGATAGGACGACCTTTACCACCGTTTATCTCATTTGCGAATATTCTCGCTGCGGTTGTTTTACCACAACCTGCCGGTCCCGTGAATAAATAACCATGCTTAATTTCATTAGATTTAAGCTGGTTTGTAAGTATATCAACAACCTCGCCTTGTTCGGTTATGTCATCCCAAGTGTGAGGTCGATACTTTATTGCTAAACTATCAGCCATTTGACTTCTCTCCCTTATAATAAAATCTTCCGTAGTTACAATGCTCTCCATATCTGTTTGTCGTGTTCACGATAACAGTTTCTATATCGTACTGCTTACGGAGTGAAAATATAAGAGAAGAAATACGTGTAATACCATACAACTTAAAAGCTTCCATGCTTGTAATACTTCCCTTGGTTTTTAAATGCTCAATAAGTGCGTGGGACTGACCTCTCTTACCTCTGTTCATTTCCTTCATTTTTTTCCTCCAATGTGTTTACAAGTGTTTTAAAGAGCTGTTCATCTATTATATAATAATTCCGGGGATTATGACTTTCCCCAAAATTAAAACATAATGCTGAATATGATTTACCCATTGCAAATGCTTCTTCTTCATTTTTATCGAGCCATTCACGGTGGATTGAAAATGACTTCTTCTCAGTAATACAAGTTTTACACTCTATCAAGAAATCATCAGTTCGCACATCGCCTTTGCTGAAAAGTGTTGCACCACTATTAGCGGTTTGCTTCCCGCCAACACTCTTTGCCACTTGTTTCTCTTGTTTGTTAGAAAAATATCTTGTGGGTTTCATATCATACCTCCGAGCGTGGGTAAGGATTCGAACCTTACATGATTGTTCAATAGCCGTAATGTGTTATCACTCCGTGTGTAACAATCTTTAGATAACTTTTCGCGTCTACCCATTCCGCCACCACGCAAACAACCCTGGTAGGATTCGAACCTACGATAATCGGAACCAAAATCCGATGCCTTACCACTTGGCGACAGGGCTAAATGTTATTTACATTATTTCAAAACTAAATACATTATACCACAATCTATTATGCTTGTCAAGTTTAAATTATAATACCGCATTATCCTTTGCTGCCATATACAAATTACACCATTCAAGTGCTGTTGCTGTAAACTTCACATTATCAGACCACCACTTATGACTTCCCATTATTGCAAGACCACGTTTATCAGCTAATGCTAAATTATCAAGTGAACAATTTTCTGTGTTATGGTCTAGGTGTACAACCGTAAATCCTTCGGGTATTTCACCGTGAGCATCAACCCACACTTTTTCCTTTAGCGGTATCCACCAAGGTCTTTTCATATTATGACCATTACCACCTAAAACACTGCCTGAATCTCCCTCACATAACTTTACCTTTATCATCGGTATTTTAGAAGTGTTTGATGTATATAACCTTATTGTACCAATGGGTAACTGTCTGCGTGTTGAAGACCCATTATTGCCTTTAGAAAAACTACCTTTATTTATACGCCTGCCTTTTTCTTTTTTCTGTGGCTTATGAATTTTAAGAGTCCGTTCACAATGCTTCATAAGTCTGCAATTGGAATATGCCACATCAAAAGTTGAATTAAAATCTTTTGAAAGTGATACCCAATTATTATCATACTTGCCATAATTATCAGATAACCACTTATCCATTTCTTCAGTGTAGTGATAAGTATTGAGAGTAGTTGATACACTCACACCTATACGATGCAAATGCTGGTTCATTTGCTGAGTAGTTATAGAAGTTCCGTGAATTGCATTGAACAAATCAACAAAATGCTTCTGATTTCGATACTCCATTACGTGAGCATTTTCACGTATCCACTTATCCATTTCGTGTGTATAAGTTCTAGGTGTGCGAGTACCAACTTTCTCTCTATTCATAACTTATTCTCCTATCATATCACCGAGTATCGAATGCTCAAGTGTCTTTGCCTGTGCAAGTGCTTTCTCATATTCAAGAATAAGTTTACCATTATTTATCATCTGTTTTGCTACACCGATGATTATCTTGGTCTGTTCGTTTTCAATTTCACGCTGTTCCTGTGTAAGGTCGTCATTCAAAGTCACCTTAATACGGTCTCCCATTACACCATGAAGCTCAACTAATGTCATTTGTGTTTCCTCCTTTTGTGTGTTTTGTGTGTTTAATTATAGTCGGGTTCCATTCCTGTTTTTTCAGCGTTCTGACGAATACTGTTATTTGCTACAATATCATCGAACCATCTAGCACCGCACTGTAACTTGAAAATGGGATTATACAAATAGGGAATTACAAGGAATGTCAAGTCGTCTTTGTACGCATTACTTCCGGTATAACCGTATGCTTTATTCATAAACTTCCCTGAAAAATAATACCCTATCATTTCAGGCATATCGTAACCAAAATTACGTGCTTGTTCTTCAAACACCATAAGCCCACGTTTACCATTTTCGGAATGAATGTCAATGCCTTCAAATGTAAACATTGAAGCATTGCAAAATTCCTCAAGCATTTCCTCTCTGTCCTCTGGTACTTTAATTAGTTTCATTTCCTACCTCCGTTTAATTATTATTAGTTTGTGTTACCACATACTTTGCTAACTTGTTAAGGAACAACATAAACTGTTCAGGGTCGTCCCACTTTGGAGTCTGCATTTCTTTCACTTCATCTTTAACATCGCCTACAATATCATCTTTTATGTCGCTTATATATTCGTCAATTACACCTATAAGTTCACCTTCCGTAACATAATTTCTACGACTAAATTCATCATCTACAGCATCTGCGGTCATAAACTCGTCAAAATCGTAATTGTCTAATATATCATTGATACGGTCTATATCGAGCTCTATAAGGTCATCAATATCGTGTAAAGGCACCACATCATTGATAATATCTTCAACAGCATCACGGTCAAGCATATCACTTTCAAGAGAATTGAGCCTTTCATCAATATTACCGCATGATTTAAGCTCTTTTATTTGCTCTGCCATCTGTACGCCCAACTGTGTGAATTGAGTAAGCTGACTTTCAAGTGCTTCAATTCTTTTCTTGTTCTCGATGTTTTCAAGAGCCAATCTCTCAATGTACTTTAATGTCTTGTTACGCTTTTTAAAAAATTTCATAAGTTTACCTCCGTTAAAATGTTTGGTGTTTTTTGATTATGTAATGATTATAACATAATCTTATGAAATTGTCAAAGACTAATTTTCGTACCGTGCCTGTCCAAGTGCAAGTACCTGACCCTTCTGACGATATGCTTTAACAGGTTCTCCATTAGTACGACACACCTTAACTTGACCACTCCAAATGCTAGCCCAAGCAATCATCATACGATAATGGTAACTATCAGGATTAAGTGCTCTAATGCTTGGTTTAAACTTGAAATCTATAAAGATACCGGATTCGTTCTCGCCTACATACGTAGCACTTTCAAGTCGCTTTGGTGCTTTAGTTGGCTCAATGTATAACTCCGGAGGAGTCATTAAAGTCTCTCCTACAACTAAATCACTTCTTCTCCAACCACTACTCATTTACTTTTTCCTCCTTTATATCTGAAATTGTTACTTCTACCTCTGCTTGTCCTACATCAACCATTTCATATATTGTTAGACAATCATTACAGATAAGATACAATTTTCCATTTTGCATACGCTGAAACATTGATGCTGAACATTTAGGGCATCTTGGTACATTACTCTGTAAGAAATTTCGCATTGATTTCCTCCAAACGTTTTTGTGCCATATCCACAGTTAATTTAGAAAACAAGCTTACTTCTATCTGGTCGATATAATATTTTCTATGATTAGTTTTGCCATCTGCAATAATAAATTCATAAGCTTGTTTTAATGTTGGTATCTTATCTTTGACAATAAGTGTTTTACCACCCAATACTTGTACCCTTGTTCTTACCCTATAATATTTCATTTCTGCTCCTTAACCTGATTACCTAATTCATAGTCAACTCCGGCTTGAATAAGTTTTTCAAACTGTTCCTTAAGCTGTTCAAACTCTTCGCCATCGAATGTAGAAAATGTAGTTGTAATTTGAATTGCATATCCTCGAGCTGTACTTACAGGCAATACTTCATACTTCTTAAATACTTTCATTCCTTATCCTCACTTTCTGCATTGTCTATGTTGTCAAGAATCTGCAATACATCAGCCTTAATCTCATAACCATGACGATAACCAACATAAAGGTCTTGTATCTTTGCCTTTACATCTTCAAACGGTACTCCGTGTGCTACGGATGATAAGATATGCTCTGCGTCCAACCAATCAACGCCCGTTGTATTCAGCAATTCCAATGCCGACTTGGGTATCTCAATTATGAGTTTTACTGTGTCACTCATTCACTCACCTCTCATATCTGCACCACAGTTGGGGCAAAAGTTGTGATTAACTCTGTGAAAATATTTACTGTCTATGCCACAATCACATTCAGAACACCAAATATAACTCCCTAACCCACTTGGTATTAGATTATTTATCTCACAATGTTCTCTATGACTTATCCATTCTCCGTGTATGTTCTCTCTTACGTCAGCTTTGTCTTGATACTGTACCAACGCAATAAAATCTCTTGATTGAAAATTTGTATATTCTCTTGAATACAAATCTTTGAGCAATTCTTCTCTGCTTATATAATCACTCATCATCTTCATCCTCATCCCACGCACCAATTGACTTGAAAAAGGCTATTTCTTCGGTAGTGGGTTCATCGTTGCAAGGAACTTTGTCCTCTAATCCAAACTTCACAAAGTCCATATATCTGTCTGCCTGCTCAATAGTCATTTTAATTACCCTTCCTTTCATCTATTGTGGGTGGTGCAACGTAAGGATGAATTGTATTAATATCAGAAAACTTAATTAAAAATCTATTACCACTACCAATCTGAATTATATAGTTATTACTCGCTGTTATGCCAACAATAGTAGCATTTATTGTTACTATATCATTTATTTTAGGAGTATACTGTTCCATTCATTACACCTCGCTCGGTACATATACGTATTCAAAAGTTTCTGTAAGAACTTTGACGGCTTTATCCATAAACTTCTTGTTATGAAAATGCCAAACAATTTTCGTGTCCAGGGTTTCAATTTGACTAATGCCAAAAAGACTACCTCTAATCTCTTTGTCAAGTTCTTTAGATGTGATAACTACATAACCCATTTTGTACCTCCATAGTTTGTGTGTTTTTTATTACTATGTAAACATTATATCATAATCTTAATGAATTGTCAAAGATTAAAATAGTAGTCCTTGTTTTTTAACTTGCCGGTCTTTTGCAACGGGTGCTCCCATACCAAGTAAACGCTGTGCTTTCCGAACTACCCATTCATCATTGAGTGGCAAAAATGCTCCGGTACTTGCGTCCCAATCCGCAAACGCTTCATAGTAGTCTACTTGCTTTGATATTTCAGGATATTCATTCTGTAATGCAAGTAGTTCTTTTGCCCACTCGTCCCACTTCTTGTCTGATACGATATTTGAATTTAGATTGTAATAAATACAAGAGTGGACTAAAAGTTGCAACCTCCTTTGCTTGATTTTTTCTGCAACTTTTAAGTCCACACCTGTAAAAATGTCATAGAGCTTTTTCATCATTCTTTCTCGATATAATATAAACCGGATTCCTTATCATGCTTAAGTTCATAATCGCCGCAGAACTTTTCAACAAGCATCTTAGTAAAATCATTATTTACTACCAGCTTAATATACCGAGATGTACAACCCGGTGTTCCTGTAAATGTTTTATAACCATCTGAAGACTCTCTAAACACCAAGCAATTATCTGAAATCGCAAGGTCTATTTTACCTCCGATAAGTTCAGCATTGTCATATCGGAAAGTAATCTGTATACAGTTAGTTGCTACAACTTTAACTGTAACATCTGCTCTACACGAATAGTAATCTCTCCTCTTACCATACCATTTTAAATTTGAAAAGTTTTTCATATTACCTCCTATTTGGTGTTTGTTATTTTGCGGAGAGCCACACTTTACAATATACACAATGAAATTATCAAGTGAATAAGAAAAATGCGACTCTCCGTGAAATACGTTGAAGATTAACTTACTTTTACAACATAACCATTTTCAAGTGTGGCGGTTGCATACCACCTATGCGGTTCGGGATAGTGAGGACCCTCGATACATACAGTACCTTCGGTAGGCTCATTACCACCAAACGGTCCGGGCTGATAAACGGTAATCTTTTCGCCACGTGCAACGGCTTCCTTAAATGCTTTCTTGGTTTTGAAATTGATATCTGTATACATTACATATCCTCCTTTTCATTTGTATTCCACCAAGAGTTGTTTGCACGTGCTTCAAGCAGTTTCCAAAGTTCACAACCGATGATAGGGAAAAGTAAAGTGAACATAGGAATTTTATCAGTAAGCTCTTTAAGTTTACTATTATCCCCAACTGCCAAATCAAGCATTGCGTCCATAAGCTGTTTTTCTGTAATTGTGATAGTTTCGTTTCTTCTGTCCATTTTAATCTCCTTTTTAAATGTTTTTTGTGCGTTTCATTTTTGAAACTATAATGATTATACCATATTCTAATGTGTTTGTCAAGTATTATTCGGACTTTTCATCATTAACCCACTTAAAATGTCCAAACTCATAATGATAACTCTGACTTGTTATCTCATACTTGGAAACAACTGTAAATGCAGGAATATAGTTACAAGTTAAACCCATTGACACATCATCAGCGAAATCTCTTGATGTGAACAACATCGGTGCTTCCAACTTATCATATTTAGCATAGTTTCTTTCGGGAATTGATGTAACGAATTTAGGACCTTCATCTGTAAGAACAAGTACATAATAATAATTTTTGCGTGTTGCCATTTATTGCCTCCTTTGTGTGTTTGGTGTTTTGTGTGTTTCATTTGAAACTAAATATATTATAGTACATTCTACGCAAATTGTCAAAGGAAAAAATAACCACCCCGAAGGGTGGTTATTATTCACATCCTAGCATTTATCTGTTCACGTAACTCTTCCAAGAGTATATCATCTTCACGTAACAAGTTTGCTAAATTACTTTGACCTTGTACTTTGATTTCTTTACCCTCTTCATCGGTAACAACTTCACCTGTTTCAGGGTCGATAAAGTTAAACCAAGCACCGGCTTTATTGACTATACCATACTTGATACCTACCTCTATCAAATCGGCTATTTCGTCAATTCCATAATCATACATAAGTGTATAAAAACCTGTTCGTCTATCGGGCCTATCGGCTTTTTGTTTCAGTACAGAAACCATTACTTTATTACCCGAAGGTGACTCCGAACTACGATTTATGGAATTGCCGTTTTCATCAAGGAAATCGCCTTTTGCAAACTGTAATCTAACAGTACAATTATGTTTCCATGCTCTACCGCCGGTAGTAGTTTTGCCACCATAAGGACTATTCATATCATCTCGCATTTGATTTATGCCAATTACAGTAGAGTTGTACTTGTGGCAAAGTAACTCGGCTTTTTTACTGAAAAGGGTTAAAGGCATTGAAATACCGCCATACGTCTTTTCGGTCATATCCTTTTCATACGCCTGCTTTGACAACATAACACCTAAACTGTCGATAATTGCTAAACCAACTTCACCTGTGTCTAACATATCAAGAATAATCTGAAATACATCTTCTGCGGATTGCGTTTGAGGTTTAAGAATATACATATTCTCTACATCTACGCCAATGGTGGTTGCCCAATCTTCATCTAGCGTGTTTTCGCAATCGGCATAAACTACTTTGAGAGGACCTCTTTCTTCCAAGATTTTCTTCGCCTTTTCATCGGTTAAGTTAGACAACTCTTCTTCCCATTCTTGCTGAAAAAGTATTTGAGCGTTCTTACACAAGTCCAATGCGGTTGTTGTCTTACCACCGTTCTCATCGCCACAAAATTCATGCAAACGACCTCTAGGCATACCACCGTAAAGCATATAGTTAAGTCGAGGACTTGTGAAAGGAATCTTTTTAGTTTTAATACGATGAATACCTTTTGATGCTATATCTTCCTTCCAATCTTTATTTACTTGCTTTACAATTTCATCAAGCTTGCTCAATGTTTTTTCCTCCCGCAAATAAAACCGAAAACAACAAGTAATATTGCTTCAGTTCCAAGTGTGCAAAACACTCCAAACCAAAAAGGGTCTACAACCATAATATACCTCCTTGAAATACTACTGTCGTGCTATCCTTGTTATTTCACTTTCCTGCATTCTTCTTGAAATAATCTTTTTAACACTACTCAAAATCTCTTGTGCCGCAGCAACTTTCGCTTTGACGATACCATATGCTCTCTTGTAAAGTACCGATGTTAAATATTCGGTCTGAGACTGTAATTCAGCTATACTGTCTTTATCCGCAATAGTACCACTCGTCTGATTATCACGAATGGTATTATACATCTCACGATACAATGCTTTTGATATATCGTCTTTAATACCAAGTTGCTCTTGCATTCCGCTAGCGTAATAAATGAATACTGATATATTCATACAAAAGTCATCTAACTCTTGTGCGGTAGGGGGATTTTCGCCATCTTTAAGAATGTCTTTTACAAAGGCAATATACTTGTCCAAGTCTTCGACATATGGTTTAACAATTTCATCAACTATTGCTTGGAGTTGTTCAGCGTCTTCTTCAACTTTATGTTTACAGTTAGACAACTTCTGCATCTCCTCGTCAGTTAGTTTTGCCATTAGTTACCTCCTTGAAAAACTGTTCCATATCATAATCGAAAAATACTCTTTTCTTTTCGCCATGAATATCGACTATAGGGTAGCTAAACTCTTCGTAAGGTGTTAGCATAAGAGCTGTAAAATCAAAATCATATCGAATACTCTTATCACCACGTTTATACAAGTAATCCAAAACTTGAATGGGTATAAAACGTGTAACATCTTTATCCACCCACCAACACATCACACCTGCTATAACTCCAGGTATGTATGACCTATCAAATAATCCTTCCCACTGTGTATCTGTTATATTACCATAAAAGCCGTGTAACACACCGAACTTATCGGGTTTAGGGTTACTATATATGCTTAAAGTATTCCCATGTACCGATTTACATTCTATGTGATACTCATAAGGCTTTTTGTAAACAATATAATCACAATGATTAGAACTTCCTAAAGTACCTGTTGTTTGGTCGTGCAACCTTACTACACTTGTTTCATTAGCTTTTTTGAATGCTTGCTCGATACAAGTTTCAAATTGTTTTCCACGATTAGTTGCCATCTTTCTCACACCTCTTTGCATAAGGACAATATGCACAAGTATTTTTTCCAAGGTCGTTGGGTTTAGGTGGAACTTCATTCTGCTCAACGTACATTTCACAGTTAGAAATTTTACCAACTAAATCCTGTTTCATATCATCGGTAACGTGAAGCATAAAGGCTTTCTTTGAACAATTATCCCTACATTCATATAAGAACAATACATCATCAAGTTTAAGATTAACTGAATATGCTGTTCCTTGTAAAATGTGTGCAGGGTTTACTGTTTTTCTCTCCCAAAACTTTCCACTTGTTTCAGTCTTAATTTCAAGGATATAATACTTGCCCTTATAACGAATAATTCCATCACACAGGAAACTCATTTTAAGGTCGTTGTTGAAAAGTTTTGTTTCATTTCCTTGCTGTGAAACTATTGTGAGGTAACTATCCAAACCACGATTTCTAACAAATTCGGCAACATCAACGTACTCACAGTCTATGCCGTTGTCTTTCATAGCCATAACCGCACGTTGAATTCTATCGTGTCTGTCTGTACCACTTTCACAAATACCTATTAACTCACTTGTGGCTCTATCGCCTTCACCTTCTGCACCTGTAACTTGATAATACATATTTCTGATACAATGCAGAGAGCTGGGCTTATAAGACTGTGAGGGCTTTCTCGCAGTCTTTTCATCCTGTTTCTCGATACTAACCCTCAAGTCGTTAAGGAATTGCTGTTCAATAGGCATTTCATTAGTCGCAACATCAACAAGGTTAAGAACACTTAACAATGCTTGACTTCTTGCCATTAGTTACCGTCCTCCATAAGTGCAATTACCTGTGTAATGTTACCGGACTCAAGCTTGATAATTTTAGGATTACCATAGTACAGCTTGATATTGTTTTCTGCGTGAGTTGAAAGCTGTTCCTTCAGCATTTCAATATTGATACGACAAGTATAATCAGCAAAGTTCTGACTATCAGTGTAAGGAACTACCTCAACACCGTTTGATGATGTTGTTCTGAACATTACACCGTCTTTCGTTACAACGATGTCTATTCCTTTGTTGTCGTAGTTTGACATAAAGAGTGAAAGTCTATCAAGAACATTGAGTACAACATCTTTAGGAATAACACAACTTGATGCCATATCAGTTCCCAAGAGATTTTCGATAGGTGCCAGAGGAAAATCATTTACGTCTGTTAATGTGTTAGAGATAATGCACTCAAGGTCAGTGCTAAAAATGATATTTTTTTCGGACTTCATCACATCAATACTTCCGGTCATAACACCGAGAAGTTCCATAAGTGCATTAGAGATAAGTGCAGGTTCATCAAACGCCTTTACCTTGTTTGCACATATCTTAACCTGGTTAGTGGTAATGATACTATCGCCACAATAGTAGCAAGTAAGTGCAGGGTGTGAAAGGCTTGTTGAAAGTGAAGACTTGTTATAGTCAAGTGCGGACTTAACAGTATCGGGATTGACTTTACCACAACCGATAGCTAACTGTAAATCAGCCATTGGAGGGAACTTGATAGGTCCACCGTTTTCATCAAGAGGGAGTTCGATGTTGTACTCTCCGTTACCTTTGACTTTGAGTGAATTGCTTGCATAGTCGAGAATAACATTTTCAGAAGTGGTCTTTTGAATAAGTTTTGTAAAGTTATCTGCGATTACTGAAATCTCAAAGTCTTCACACTCAACTTTTTCAGGCGACTTTACGTAGAAATAATTTGTTGCATCTGTTGTGGTAATGTAAAACGTTCCGCCAGATACTTTCAGGTTCATTAGTGAGGTTATAGGAATAAGTTTGTTGTTACTTGAACACTTAATTGCCTTCCCCACCATTTCCTGTAAAACTGATGTCTTAATTGTTAGTTGCATAAAGTTCCTCCTTTATTGTGGTGTTTTTATTTTACTTATTTATTATAACACAATCTATTAGCGAAATCAAGTATACATCAAAGGAAATTTATAGCCCCCACATTGATTTGCAGGGGCTATTTTTATTATTCTTCTACAAGCCTTTTCTTGAGTCTTGTAATTACGGGAATGGTTATGAAAGGAACGAAGATACTTTCGTTTAAAGTTTCCATAAATGTTCCGAAACAAGAACTTGTGAAAATGTGCTTCCACTCCATTTCAAATGCAGAAATGCCTACGGGTGCAAACGCAAGTGAAGCAAACGCAAAGTTGTCTACAAACTGACCGAAGATGGTTGAAAGTACCGCTCTAACGAAAAGCAAGAACTTTGAGTCTTTATCGCCACACATTTCTTTCATCTTAATCATAATGGTCATATTGACAAAGTTACCAATCCAAAATGCACCAAAGGAAGCAAGTGCGGTTCTTACACCATTACTGAATATAAGATTAAATGCTTCATTCTGTTCGGGGTAAACACCGGGAAGTGCATTGATAATCTGTGCAACCGTTACGATAAACAGGTTCATAACTCCTGCAAACGTATACAGTTTAATTGTGTCTTTCTTACCGAACAACTCCGTTGATATGTCTATTATCATAAACGTTGCCCATGATAGTAGACCACCGCCACCTCCAAATGCAAACGCTTCAGTACCGAGCGTCTTCATTTCAAACAGGTTTTGGACGACCGTGAATACCGCATACACAGCCATAAAATACATCATTACCTCATACTTTTTAAGTTCTTTCTTCATTTTTAAACCTCCTTCTTTTTATTATTTATGGGGAAAATGAATAAAGCCCCAAGTTACCTCAATCCAAACTGTTTCAATATATTTTCAGCTATTTGTTTATGTCCTTCAACGTTAGGATGAATATTATCATCTGAAATATATTTATCCATATCTTTTAACATATCATAGTCAAACATTGTGATTATATCACAGACTTTACTTATATTGTCAACTATCTCTATATAAGTTCTCTGATATACAGTTTCAGGAAATTCAAAATTAAACTGCTTAAAATAATCGTGTTTAAGATAATCGCACATACGTTTGCCACGGTTACTAATTATATCGGCATTTCCAAATGCAAGAAAATAAATGGACGCATAAGGATTAATTTGACGTATCCAATCTATTGCTTTAACAAACGATACAATAACCGTCTGAACTGTGGCGAAACCGCACATTACAGCTGATACATCATTACTTCCGTATTCAATGAATATTTTATCAGCGTGCTTTACTCGGTCTTTATTTGCACTTATCATGCTTAACAAACTATGACCGTCAACAGGATATATTGAATACTCGCCAATAGTTGTACCACTATATCCAAGGTTCACAACTTTATCAGGTTCAAGTATAAAATCAGGGTACGCACACTCACAATTACTACCTTCGGTTAAACTGTCTCCGAAAAATAACCATTCCTCACTCATATTGCCTCCTAAAATAAATTCATTGTACTTGCAAAAGTTTTCTGACCTTTGTATTGATAATTCCTAGCCCAATTTTGACAGAACTTTGCACTTGCAAGACTACGCTCACTATGACTTTCAGAAAGTTTCTCTATATTAGTACCGATACTTTCAAAATAATCATCTAACTTCTTTTTGATTTCCGGACGTTGTTCCCAATAAGTTTGAGTTGCGGTCTGGTGTTCGATATTTTCTTTACTAACACCTAACTTTACTCCAACGGTATCATCAATACTGTCACCTGTAATGCCGGTAGGTATCCACACTTGACCGAATGCTGATACAAGTACCCAAGTTGTACTATCAGCTGAAGTAAAGGGTAATCTTTCAAGCATTGACAAACTTGTAGCACCGAAAGCGTGAGTTTTAACTTTTGGATTTTTACTACTCTGAATAACACTAAAACATTTAGCACAAAAGTCGTACTTTGCTTGTAGTGATACATCGCCACGAGGTGAAAGCCCTATGTATGGTATGTGTTCGCCATTAGCAAACTCATAATTACACATATTCTCTAACCACTTAAAATCTTCGCCTTGATGAAATACAGGGATTAACTTATTATAATCCGCTGACTTTTCACGCATATACAAATAGTTTTCCCAGCTCAGTTCTGGTGCTTCAAGAAAGTCTTTTGCGGTCTTTGGTTTCAAATACACACCGGGAATCTTATCAACTTGAACATAAAGTGAAAGTCTATTGATGTTATCATTTACAAATCCAATATACTCTTCAAGGTCAAGTTTAATTCCCTTTGTATGTGCGGAATGTGCCCCACTATCAATGAGCAACTTACCACTTGTTCTTCCTTCATTTTGAGCGTCAAAGTGTTTCAGTATGTATCCACGATTATTTATCTGGGAATACAAAAGTGGGAAGTTTTCAGAATACGCATAATCAATTATTTTAGCATCATCATAAGATGCAAGATACAAATCAAACATATTTACCCCTTTCAGTATAATATAATTATATCATAATCTTTTGGATTTGTCAATTAAAACAATGCGTTTGGTATGGGTTTCTCTTTCGGTATTACATTTTCGCCATACTCTATATTTTGATTTCTAGGTACGTATAAAACTTGCTCGGAATGGTTAAACCGTTTATTGAAGTCTGACCATATTATACGACCTTTATCGTCTTTATAGAGACCCCAATCCTTATACCTTTCACAAATGTTAGAAAGGTCTGCTAACAACATTTGAGTATTCTCCTGTGGTGTTCTCAACCATATTGTGCTATCATTAAATGCAAGTGATTTCCTAATCCAGGTTTCCATTGTATACCAAGTATGACCTGCTTGTACCCAATCTAACCTAAATTCAACATCTTCTGTTCCTTCACCTACATTTGCATCGGGGTTAGAAAAATATGGTTCCTCATTGAAATACTTTTTAGGGTTACGCAATAGTAGCGTTGCACTACCGCTATTTATAGGTCTCCTTGTAAACTTGTAATGTGTAAGGTTAGCTTTATCAGCAAAGTTGTTTTTCTTGTAAGGTTGATATTCGGGTTCAACAGCATTTATCGCATCTATTCCGTCAAACTTTTCAAAGTTGTCTACTATATCGTGCATAAACAATTCAGGCGAATACTTATCATCTATGATAGTATCATCGTCCATAAGTAATAGCCAATCATAGTCGCTTGGATAAAACTTATCTAATATTTTGTTTCTTGCACCACCACAACCTAAACCGTTCTCATATCGTTCAATGATAATATTGTCGTATTGTGAGGGTAACTCGCTCTCCGTGTAATTTTGTGCAATAAACAACACGTTTGGTTTATCGTATATTTTATGCAACCATTCAAGTTGAGTTGAAGAGGCTTTGAGCCTCTTCGTTCTCTTGGTGGTTTCGTTTGGTAAATAACTAATAATACCGACTAACAGTTTTGCTTTCATTGTAAGTCCTCCAACTTTAAAGAATCGCCATACCACGCATACGATATTTCTACATCAACTGAAATAGGTAAGTTCAATGCCTTTGCAGAATCACACATACATTTACTGAATAACTCTGAACATTCTTTTGCGTGTTCAACAGGGCACTCACACAGATATTCATCATGTATTGGTATAAGTATTTTGAAACCTAACTCTTTAAGTCGTTCATTTCGTAACAAGTTTATCCCGGCTATTTTTGACATATCAGCCGCACTTCCTTGAATACGACTATTGACAACTTGTCTTGTTGCGTCTGCAATTTTACCACCATTGTCTTTTATGATGATACCTTCACTTTTTGCTTGTTCAACGATTTTTGCTTTTTCCTTGCCCCATGCACCGTGTAATTTAGAAGTGTAAGTTCGTTTCACACTTAAAGGAACTTCTGCATTTACAACCTCTGTATCAAACGATAAGGGGTCAATATCGCCATATCCCTCTTTATATGAAAACTCAAACTCGGGTAATTGCATATCAGGTAATCGTCTTTTGCGACCCCAAAACGTTGTAACAAACCCTTCGTTTTCAGCCATACGAATACTATCTTCTTCAAACTTTTTAATTGCAGGGAACCCTTTGAATACTTTATCTTGAATGATTTGAGCTTTTTGTTTGGTAGTATGTAACTGCTCGGCTATTGAGTTTATACCTCTACCATACAAAATACCTAACAGTATTGATTTTGCACTTGACCTACGTGTTTTACCATCTTTGTTTGTACTACCGTCCGGTCTAAATTCAAGACATTCTTCATAAGGCATATTAAATGCAAGTGATGCTATACTCGCATATAAGTCTCTACCCTCTTGATATGCTTGTATCATTTTAGGGTCTTTACACAATGCGGTCATAACTTTAGGCTCTTGCTGTGAAAAGTCAGCTGACATAAGTACGCATCCGGGACTTGCAACAAACATCTTCCTTATATCGTGATTATGTGAAGGAATGTTTTGTAAGTTAGGATTATCACTACTCATACGTCCGGTCTTTGCACCGTACTGATTTATAGAACAATGAATTTTTCCGTCAGGCAAAACTTCATTGGGCAACTTGTCAATGTATGTTGAAAGTAACTTCTCAACTGTACGATATTCAAGTATTGCTTTGCAAAGTGGATTATCAATTTTTTCAAGTACCTCTACGCCTGTACCACGAGGTGAGTCTTTATCAACAGGTTCGATACCTAATATATCATAGAACAATATTGCAAGTTGCGTAGGCGATGAAACTGATATAGGGTCTGACAACTTATGATTAGGATTTTTCAGTTTATATGCTTCTATTTTATTATCATACTCGGAAAGTATAGTATAGAAGTTATTTAACTTTTCGTCAAGTTGCTTGTGATACTTTTCAGCTAACTCATTCGCATATTCTTTGTCGAATGATATTCCGGTCTCTTCAAGTTCAGTTGCAACTTCCAGGAAAGGCATTTCAATATTCCAAAATACTTTTGAAACATCTTGCAACCCATATTCCTCACACAAAGGATTGCCTGGTGTTAAATAAGGTAACTGAAAGTCAGCAAGTTCCCAAGTATCAATAGCATCACGTGCTGCATATATGTAACCTGTTTTTATTGGCACTAAATCAAACGTCATGCCTTCAAACAACTGTCCGAATGAAAACTCATCTTCTTTTCCGTCAAGTACATATTTACTATGTAATGTTTTCAATCCGTGTTGTTCGTTTTCATTCAAACACATACCTGCCAAATGTCCGTCAAACCAAACAGGTAAATCAACACCCAAATGATTTCTGATAACACGTTTATCGAATTTGCCATTATACCATCTTGACCGAGGGCACCCTTTTATAATTTCAAGTTGTTCTGCAACAAACTTGCTTTCAAGTTGCCCTTCAACTTCAACGCCTGTAATATATGACTTATGATGTAAAGGAACATAAAGTGCTTTTTCTCCAGGTGTATACAAACTTAAACCTACAATGTTATCGGTTATAGGATTAAGTCCGGTTGTTTCAGTATCAATTGCATAATCGCCATTATTAAGAATATGATAAACATACTCTTTAAATTTCTGTTCATCATTAGCCATATAGTAAACATAATCATCTGCATACTTGCCTAACTTACTTGCAACTGTAGAATTGATTATAGATATTTTCGTAAGTAAATTATTTGCCCCGCCCTTTACAGTAAATGAAGCCGACTTCTTATTGGTGGATTTATTAACAATAAGTTTGTCGGCTTCTTTGCTGTTTCGTGACTCTGGCAAATCAAATAAGTTCGCCATATCACTTACTCCTTATTAAAATGCTCTAGTTCCGGGAGTACGTCTCTGGTACTCTTCACTACCGCCAGTTCTTGCACTTGCTACATCACTTGCGGTATCAGGGAAACTTCCCTGTTCAACGTATGTCTGCATATCATCAAACGACTTGTCCATGATGATACTTCCCAAAGGGTCTGCAACTGTGATTTCATCAAAGTTGAAATCTGATGTTTCGTTGGTAGGCCAGATATCATAAGTGGTCTGCATATCGCCCTTCTTACCGTTACGCACGATTTCAAAAATGTTGCCGTGCATAGGGTTATATCTTGCTGCAATACCTGACAACTTATCGAAAAATGTCTTACCACGTTCCCAAAGCTGTACTTCCTTTACGTCCTCATTGTAAAGAGGTACGAACAGTTTAGGAGTAACTTTGAGCTGTGCCTTGCAGAAGGGACACTTATCAATAGGGTCATTGTAGTTACGCAAACAGTTTACGTAACGCTCACTATCACCTACCGCAACTCTGTGTACTGAATATCCCTTTACATCGTCCATTGAACGATAAAGGAATCTTACGTGTGCGGTGTCCTTGTCATTCTTCAATGAAAAGAATGAACCCTTGTTCTGCTGTCCATAGTTGTCTTTGTCGTTAAAACCAAAACTTGCCATTTTTGTCTCCTCCTTATTTGGTGTTTAATTGGTTTATAAGAACCTCGCTCATATCATCAAATTCCTGTTTGGTTTTGATAATAAAAGTGAAGGGTCTATCTTTGTCATTGTTTGGTTCAGACTTCAAACCTCTCATAGTAAGTTGTTCCCAAATACTTTCAGTAGTATTCAAGCGAATAAAGTTTGACTTTCTATGTAATGCTGTTTTATCAGTAAACATTACATAATTAGAACGTTCATTTATTCTAACAAGTATGAACCCAAACATTTCAGAAATTTGTTCAAATGTAGGCAGTTCAGTATTTCGCCTACTCTTATGTTTAGTTTCTTCATATTCAATTACAGACTGTGGTTTAGGGATATAATGAGGAGTTACATCGGGCTTATATGGTGTATTGATTTGCTCGATTTGCTCCGGAGTGAAATCCAAAACTTTTGGTACGTCCTTTATCGGTTCCCAATACCGATTAAGTGTAGGGTTAGTTACACAAAACGACATACCCTTTTTTGGACCTGTGAGATAAATAAGATATGTTGTATGGTGCTTTTCATCTTCAAAGTCAAGTGCAGCCGTTATTTCGGGGTCTTTTTTACTTTGGTATTTCATCATTTACTCCTTACGTATTTGTGGTGTTTATGTTACTATAATATGATTATATCACAATCTAAAATAAATTTCAACACTAAATAAAAATTTCCTGTAGGTGGTCAAACTCTTCTCTATCAAGTTCATTTATATCTTTTCGATGCTCAGGCAATATGTATTGCGTGATAATTTTATTTTGTACGTTCTTTGCAATACGTTGACGAGCTTTCATTCCGGCTTCATCATTGTCTGTTGCAAGTATCAATTTACGACAAGGCAATTCACGTAATTGCTTAAACTGTAAGTCATTACCCAAACCATTTAATGCTACTGCTGGTTTACAATATACCCAACAAGTCAATGCGTCTAACATACTTTCACATACAATGAGTTCTTCAGGTTGTCGCACAAGTAAGGATAATTCATATAATCCATAGAGTGGCTTTTCAACTCCTGTGGGGTAGTTAAAAAACTTTGTGTTGACGCTTCTGCGAGCGATAAATAAAGTACCACCGTTTCTATCTCGAACAGGGAAAGTGATGCATTCTGTTTTCCTGTCATAGCCAATATCAAATCTGTCGATAATTTCATTTGTCAATTTCCTCTTATACATATAAGGATGAAAATACCTATAACTATCAAGTTCTTCTTCTGATACATAAGGTTTTTCAAGTACGGTAACTTTTGACCTATCCACATCAATAGGTATATCTTCACGACTTTCAATATCTAATGTTAAAAAGTTTTTTATAAGCCACTTTTTGCCATACTCACCAAAGTCTGCATAGCCAAAACAGTAGGAAATCATTTGAGGTAATGAACCAACCCAACCACAAGCAAAACAATGACAAGTACCGTCTGATTTTAGTATGCCCATACTCGGTTTATGCTCTTGACCATCTTTATGTATGGGACAACATACCATATAATTATCTCTTGTGTCGGTACACTTGTAAAACATTTTTACGCCTTGAGTTTCAAGCTGTAATTTCAAAGTTGAAATTATCTCCGCAACATCGGTTGTAATGTAAGAGTCGTTTACCTTTATCAAAATACCACCTTCTTTGTACTCTTATATTCGTTTTGAATATCAGTTTTACGTTCTTCTTTTTGTTCCTCGTTTGCAAAGTCTTCGCCACTTGCCAACCATTGAAACTGTCCATGGTCAATATCCCATAAGTAGTTCAGTTTGCCACCAAACTGTCCGTCCCTGTGTTTTTTAATTTCCATTAACAAACCATCTTCGCCTTTTTGTTTAAGGGAAATTACCTTTGTTGCATTATGTGAAATGCCATCACTATCACGTATATCTTCAAGTGAAGGTGTTGCATTTTCATCTTCCTTTATACCACCACGATTAGACTGTACTACTACAAACACAGGTATTTTCAGTTCACAACTTAATTCCATTAAGTCTTCTGAAATATTTGTAAGTGTGATAGTTTTGTTATCGCCTTTCTTATATCTTTCATCGGTCATATATGTAATGCCGTCTACGAATATCATATCCAGCTTGTTCTGTGTAACGAATGTCTTAAGTTTACTAACAGTAATTTGTTTATTGAAATCCAGAGGTGTGGATACTAAAAACACATTATCATTATTAGACAACTCTGTGATGTATTCATCATATTCTTGCTCGGATACTTCACTTTCATTTGCACGTATTAGTGCTTTATTTGAAAAATTACGGTTTAATGTATCAAACCTATAACCTATTTTATCTGCACTCATTTCAGGACTGATATATCCAACACGTTTACCAATTTTCCAAGCGTGTTGTGCCATTTTTACAGCCACCCACGACTTACCATTACCTGTTCTTGCAAACAAAACGATAAGTTCCTCGCCCATTTGCCAACCACCGATAATATCATCAAGTTCAGGGAACCCTGTCGGTATAAACCAATCTTCTCTGTGTGCAAGTTTCTCTTTGAATACATCAAACCTGGAACGTGAATGTATTATATCAACATAGGGTGTTGTGTAATTTGGAGTTAAGTTGACAATTTCAGTTTGCAAATACCTACTTGCTTCATTTGCATCTGACTTCAACAACTCCGCTGCTTTTTTGATTACGGGAACACTCTTTGTATACAAAAACTCTTCTCGTATCGTGTCAACTAAATACCTATCACTTTCCGATACTTCTACAACTGTAAAGTCGGGGAAATGTGAAAGGAAAGTTTCAACGTCCGGAACTTGCTTATAGTTTATATAGTGGTCAAATATAAAATCATATTCGTCTGTGTATTCGGTAAAATACTCCTTTGAAATATTATTGTCAAGCAATACTGATATATTTTTTGATGTAAGAACTTTACTCAAAAGCTGGAGCTGTACCATTACGCATATCCCTTCCTTTCAATTCGATAAGTATTGAATTGTGTGCAATACGACTTGCTAATCGCTCGCCCACATAGTTCGATAATTGATTGGGTGCAATATTGCCGGTGTATATCGTTGACTTTTCAGATAGTGTTCTCTGGTCAATGAATGTAAGCAAAGTATTATAGTCAAACTCGCTAAGTTTGGTACTTGCTATATCATCGAATATAACAAGGTCAATATCACTTAATCGGTCTCGCATATCAAAAAACTTCTGGTCGGGTTTCGATATAGTGGACTTACATTGTGTTAAGAAAGTTGGTACATTGACAAATATACCTCTTTCAGTAAAACCATTCCCGGCCCACATTTCATTGAAATATTGCAACATCAATTTTATTGCCCAGGTAGTTTTACCATTGCCACACGTATTACTGTATATGTATAAGTTCTTACCGCCATTAACAAAGTTAGTTATATCATCACGAATGTCTGCAAGTTTATTAAAGGACATAACATCACAAGCATCCGGAACTAACAAATTTACTTTTTGTTTTGACTTTGGGATATTACTTGAATTTAAAAGGTACTTTATTTCAACATACCTTATGCACATACTATGACATTCTTTATCACAATATGGCTCATATATACAATCCGTATTTCTTTCCATAATTCCTCCTAAAATACAATAGGGTTACCATTTTCATCAAGTGCGGGTGTATAATCAGTTTTATTATCAGACTTAACATTGTCAACACATTTATTTTTAGGTTGATAATTATTGACGGGATAAAATGTTTTCCAACCGTACTGAATACTGTTCTGAATTATCTCTTCGTATGTATGTGGGTGACATTGTAGCTGTACTTTTTCAAGTGTATTTAGCATTCCTTTCCATTGATTTGCACCTCTAATACACTTCATTTCCATACAAACATCAAGATACTGTTTAAGTAAGTTTCGCAATTCTGGTATATCAGTCCAACTGTTAATTAGTGCAATACATTTCTGATACAAGTTTGGTTTTTTACTTTCAGTTTCTCCAAACTGAAACAAGTCAGGTTCGGTCTCGCTTGTATTATCTTTAGATAATACATTTATACTATTTTTATTATTATTTATATTATTGGGTAAAGTTTCTTTACTACCCCCGTAAAGATTCTTTACTACCCGTAAAGTTATTTTATAGTTATTGAAAGTTACATTATTTACCTCTAAAGGTATTTTTTCAATAAGCCCTCTATCAAGTAAATTATTCAGAGCTTTGTCAACAGTAGGTAATGAAATATTAAATGTTTTAGCAATATAATTTCTACCACCACTAAAAACACTTTCGCCATCTTGTGAAAAACCATATATAAGAGCATAAACTAATAAATCATTTCCTTTTAGTTCTAACTCATTACACATCCAACCTTGAATAACTACAAAATTTTCAGAATTCATTTTGCCCTCGAAAAAAATAATCTCGACTTTCAGTAGTGGACGCTACTTCAAGTCGAGATTGATACTCGGTTAGCGATATTTCAACGATTAGTGTCGTCCACCACTAACCGAGGTCAAATACTTTTGACATTATTACTATAACATATCTTTCAGTAATGGTCAAAGATTATTTACGTTTATTGCGAATAAACTCTTGAATTTCGATAATCTGATTATCAATTTCATTGTTACACTCGTCCCATAATTTTTGTTTAGCTTGTATATAATCTTCTTCACTATAATTTTCAGGGCATTGTTTTTCAATGGTGGACTCAAACGTAAAATAAGAATCGTTTAATTTGACCGAAGCCCTTGATGTAAATTTAATTGAAGTTGTCTTGAATTGTTCCATTTTGTTTTCTCCTTATACTATATTTATTGTATTTTTTACCTTTGAGAATTAATGATATTAAAGCAATTGAACAATTAAAATAATTAGCACATTCAGATAACGTTTTAAAAGTTTTTACCACACAATTATTTTCATCTAATAATTCAACTTGAACACAACGATTTTCTCGATATTTTTTTACAGCTTCTTCTGTAAACATATACTTATAAAGTTGTTTGTTTTTACAAGTTTTACTTATCTTATCCCTACTTTCTTGTGTATGTAAAATTCCTTTTCTATTTTTGCTTATTTTATTTTTTGTTTCTTCTGAATGCTTATAATTACTTTTTAATTTGCCTTCCGATATATGTTTTTTCCATATATCGGTATGAGGACCTAACTTAATACCTGTTTTTGTTTTACTAATTTTAATTTTGGTTTCTTGCGTATGCGGTTTATGATAACCGGCACGCCCTTCACCGCCTTCGGTAATATTATAGCCATTTGGATATTGCGTGTTTAACTTTTTAATGTATTCTTTTTCAAGTTTATTAGCTTCTTCTTGAGTTAAACCACGTTTTAAGATTTTATGCTCAATATTATCCCAACCATATTTTTTAATTGCTCTTCCTATATAATACGAATATTCTTTACCGTCTTTACCAAAACGGTCATACGGATTTTCTTTTGATGTAATACCTACATACGATTTGCCATTGGGAAAGATATGTTGATATAATGTCCATTGTTTCATATTATGTATCTCCTATCTTTACAATTATTATATCAACATATTCCACATAAATCAAGTGAAAAATGAATCTCCGATTTTAACACTTGCTCTTGATGTTACTTTAAGTACGGTTGTCTTAAGTTCACTCATCCTTTTTCTCCTTTTTGATTTTGTTGATTATAAGTTTTGGTGTTTCTTTTCTTACCTTGCAATTTGCAAGCAGTTTAGCATCAAAATCACCATTATAAATAGCATTTTCAAGTGCGGGCATATCAACTTCAAATTTGACTTTGAGATAAGGACACATTTCATCACCATGACCTTTTTCTCTCCAATGATAGTGGATAACCTGAACAAGCTTGTCATAATCAAAGTCTTCTGTAACATCAATACGATAAGTGGCTTCATAATCACCGCCAGGAAAAGTTTTGATTTTATTTTCCTTCATTATCTTTTTGATAGTATCATTGTCTTCCTTGATTTCCTTTTCGTATGGTTTAATATAATCCTTATTTTCGCCATACCTCTTAACGCACTCCTCAAGTTTCATTCCCGTTGCTGCATCCATTTACAATTTCCTCCTTATGATTTGGATTTGAAAAACGCCCGAACTTTCCCTTTCGACCTACAACAATTGTACCTTGAAACTTTTTAAGGTCTCTTATATCTCTCGCTGTAAAGTACCGAGGGTTACCACGCTTACCTGTATCAATATGAGGGCGAGGTAAGTAGTGTTCGGTAATACTACCTTCTTTAAGTTGTCGTGCCTCCCAAGTATACCACGTTTTAAGTGTGTGTCGTGATATATTCAGCTCCATAGCCGCTTGGTCATAATTAAACTTTTTTTCATTACTCATATAAATTACCACTCCTTTACTTTAAATGTGTCTCTCCGTAAATCGCTGCAAGAGACGATTAGTTTAACAAATAATCAATTACCATACCTTTATCACCAAGGATTTTACCGTCAATAATAGCATCACTCATTTCTCCTTTCTTATATATAATCTGGTGTATTCGTTCATCAATAGTATTCTTACACATAAGACTATATATAGTGATATTTGATGTAGTACCTATACGGTGTGCTCTATCAACTGCTTGGTCAAATAGTGCTTTATTCCAAGGTTCATCAACAAATATTATTGTGGTTGCTGCTGTCAATGTAAGTCCTGTTCCCATTGCACCAATAGTACCTATAAGCACATCACAAACACTATTTTCAGCTTTTTGAAATTCAGCTACCATTTGTTGTCTTAAGTTATCGGGCGTTTCACCTGTTATACACATTACCTTAAATTTGTCATACAGCTTATTAAATACAGCATCTGTCATTTGTGTCCAATTACTGAATATAAGGCACTTTTGTCCATTCGCAATTACTTCTTCAACTATATCTTCCATTCGGTCAAGTTTTGCTGACTCTTGAATTTCACTTGACAATATACCTGTATATCCTGTTGCCTGCCTTAATCGGATAAGTTGTGATAAAGGGTTATTGTTAGACTTAATCAAATCAATATTTGCTTTAACTGAACATTCCACTTCTTTATATATGACAGCCTGCTTTGGTGTCATATCTACATATTCGTCAACATATATTTTTTCAGGTAAGTCTAATACATCGGTTTTAAGTCTTCGCAACATTATGTCTTTTACTTTTGCGGTAAGTTCTTGCATATTGCGATACCCGATGATTTCATATCCACCATAACCACCCATTACGCAATAATGTTGTTTGAATGAATAGAATGCGTGAGTTTCATATCCTAACCATCTCAATATCACGTACAAGTCAAGTGGATTATTCATCAAAGGAGTTCCGGTCATACCAATACGGCATTCGGGCAAACATTTTAAAAATCCTTTTGTTTGTTGTGATGTAGGGTTTTTCATTTTGTGCATTTCATCAGCAACACACATATTGATTATTCCCTTTTCACAAAGTGCCTTTATAGAAGTTGCGATACTTTCATCTCTAAAACTTTCAACATTTGTTATAATGAAATATGCAGGGCATTCCTTTGTAAGTAAATCTTTTAAATCGGCTATTTTATCTTTTGTACTGCCAATTTTAATAACACCGTTTCGTCCTTCACGTTGTCCAAGTATCCAACAATCTTCATTTGAATGTGTATGAATTTCATTAACCCAATTCCACTTTAATGTATTTACGCCACAAACTATAAGACAATGTTTATATCCGTATTTAAGTTTTCGAGCAATTGCAATATCAATAGCTTGTTTTGTTTTACCTAAACCTTGTTCATCGCCTAAAAACCAACGATTATATTTCATCCCATATTCAAGACTAACTTTTTGATGTTCAAAAGGTTCGGTTTTATATTTAAAACTTTCTGGGATAAGTGGTTCTTCATCGCTTTCGGTTTTTGGTACTTCACCTACAATATTAAACAAGTGATACCATTGTGGCAATTTAGATTTTAATTCATCAATTTTATCAGCCGGTATTTCCCAAGTTTTATTATCGGTGTTATACATACGATAAGGTAAACTTTTTATTGCTGTAACAATTTCAGCATTATAGTCAAAAGTTACAAAACCGCTGTATTCACACGATGTTAGCTTTTCACTTTTTCTTATTACAATGTTTATCAATTTCACACCTCAAAATGTTTGTTTGGTTTACTGTGGTTATAATATACCATAACATTTTGTGTTTGTCAATGATTATTTTATAATATTTATGCGTACCCAATTGAGTACGCATATTATATAATGTAGTGGCATTTAATTTTCAATAGATTTGAAATGTTATGGTAAAATAAAAAAGACATCGTAACTTATACGATGTCTTTACGAAATTTGTACGATTTATAACACACGTTTCATTTTATCTTTAACTTGTTTTGAGAGTTTTGATACTTGAGATTCTGAAATACTCATATACAGAGATATTTCAACATTGGACATATCTTCTGCTTTATAGTCGAAATATCTCTGCTCATCCTTTGTGAAATTACATAGTTCCCGGAACCTATCAAGTTCGGGTTTTGTAAAATCTCTTATCTTCATTGGATAATAAGTTCTTGTCCTACATAAATCAGATTCTTGTTAGGTATTCCATTTGCTTTTACAAGTGCATCTACTGTGGTATTGTATCTCTTTGCAATACTTGAAAGGGTATCCCCTTTTGCAACGATGTATGCTTTCTTTTTCTGTTTACGGCTTTCTACTATCTCATTAACCCTTGCCTGCACTTCTTTTGCATTGTAACCAGCTGCTGTGAGTTTAATTGCCCTCATAGGATTGTTACCCCATACTCCGGCAAGGACTTCATTTGCAAGTTGGTCTATTGACTTCTTTACGGGTTCAGGGGCTTCAATAACCACCGTCTGATTATTAAGTTGTGAGCCATCATCTGTCCAAGGAATATTGATTTGGTCTTGGTCAACGGTAGTTCCATTGATTTGAGGACTTCTGATATAGTTCACAGAGCCACCATATTGCCAAATCTCAACCAATGCAATACTTTTTAAGTTAGGAGCATTTTTTGAATACTTTGCCACCCAATGAGGATACATAATAAGTTGGCCATCATCAAACCTTGAATTGAAATGACTCTCACTTGTATAAATACCACACGCATATCCGGCATTTATCATTGTTTGACAGAATGTACGAATTATATCAGTAAGGTGAGTAAAGCCTTGATTGAGCATTTTGCCTTCAACATCATAGTAAACATGAACAATATTCTTGCCTTGTAAGAGTGAAATGAAATGACTTGCTTCTCTTATAGCATCATCTGTACTAAATGCGTTGCCATAATAGTATGCACCTATATACATTCCGTCTTGCCTTGCTTGACTGTAAAAATCATCAAAGCAAGCGTCTTTGTAGTAACCACTATCAGCCCCGCCTGCCTTAATAATTGAATAACTGAATCCTTGTGCTTGTGCTACTCCAAGGTCAAAACCTTTCTGGTATCTAGAAACGTCAATACCAAGCACTTTGTCTTCAATAGGAGTAGGAACGTCTGCATACTCCACCCAAGGAAGTAAACCATAATCAGTCCATGAGTAAGTATTCTTAGGTCCTCCTTTATAAAGATAGCGACCACCTTGTTCATCGACATAGGTATACTGTACTTTGCTCTCCCACGCTCCGGTACACTCTACGACATTGAATATCTCGTTCTGATATTCAAAATCGCCTACGTATACACCTGCGTGAGGACTTGTGGACAGATACAAATAAGTTCCGGGCTGTTTGAGTTTTGAAAAGTCCTTTGACCTTTCCGTGCATTGCATGAGCATTTGATAACCACTAATATCTCCCGTAACTGTTGGAGGAACATTTGTTCCCACGGGATTAGTAGCATCCCAACCTGCAAGAATTGCTTTAATAAGATTCCAGCAATCAAAACTGAACCTACCATCTTCCCAATGGTAACCTAAGTTCTTGCCGGGCTTATTACAGTAGAAATTAGGTACATCGTGGGCAAGTTTTAACCTGTCAAGAAAATCAATAAGTTGCATTTTAGTCTCCTTTATTTCTCTGTTACAACCCAATCAATCCGTTGTTTTTGTGTATTGCAAAATTATATAAATGTCGGAAACTGTCGCATACTGCCTCAACCAATTTCCGTATACTATAAGCATATCCGTATCGGTTATATGATATAACGATATGATATATTGCATATCGTTATAATATAACTGTGGGACAAATCGGCGTTCATTATAATTACTCCCCCTATTTCTAAAGAACCCCCTATAATTTATAACATCGTCAAGGTCAGTAATACCGTGTGCAACGCTAATTTGATTATTTGAAAATGGACCAGGAACAATTATTGTTTTCTCATAGACGGGTCTATCATCTATCCAAAATCCGATTTTTTGCTCACTTGTTGAATAGTGGTGGTCAGACCCACCGCCACCGCCGCCACTTCCAAGCGACAGAATATCACAATAAATATTTCGCCAATTACCCGAATAATATGTAAGTCCAGCGGTGGTACTTGTGATTTGAAGTTGTCCACCAGAGAGGACACTCAATGTCTGTGTTGTTCCGTCCCATTTTAGGTTATACCAGCCAACCGCACCATTTGAGGAGTCATATACCCTAACAATGTAAAATCCATTAACAAGGGCTTTATCAAGGTTGCAAGTGACGTATACGCCCGAGTCAGACCCAATCAATCCGTTATCAAGGTATAACTCGCCGCCACCTCCGCCACTTTCATTAGCATTTTCCCACTTTTGAGAAGTAGAATTATATTTTATAATCTGTCCATTTGTCAGACTTGTAAGATTAACATCTGTTAAATCAGCAAGTGTACTTGAACCACCACCATTTGGAGCATAGACATCTTGTGAAGCTCCATCTATATCAATTTCAGCAATTTTAGTTCCGGTCTGTTGAATTTGAGTCCATGACACAGTGCTACCACCACCCCCACCTTGGTCAATGAGGGCATTGATAGCAGTAACTACGTTCTTAAGTATTTTACTTGAACCATTATAAGCAAGTTTCTTAATGCTCATGTGTTACCTCATTCAACGCTAATGGTATATGATACTTTCATTGTCTTTGTTGCATCTTTTGTTACAGGAGTTGAAAGATTATTTATAGTCATAAGTCGGAGATGGTTTGGAAGAGCAAAGGTTTCATAATAAGAGGGCTTCGACCATCCTATAAAACAGTCATGGTCGTATGAATAACTAAGACCTCTATTGTTTATAACACGTGCGCTTAAGACTTCATTAGTGGGATACATCGTAAGATTTACAGGGTCAATTATTCCAGAGAACTCATCGTCATAAGCATATCTAAATAATGTGTCTGTATAACGGCTGATGTCCATACGGTCTGTATAGAATGAGCTTACTGTAAGATTAGTGGCTGTAAATGCTCCTGTACTTGTGTTAAGCACATAGAGTTTATTATCACTGCTTCCTACAAAGAACATCCCACTTCCGTCTAAAGTGATTGGATTGGTTAAGTCAACCACGCATTTTAACTCTACTCCTGTGGTATTGGTGAATGTACTCTCTGTAAGTTGTTCAGTATCCAAATCAAGTATCTTAATAGGAAATGTTCCACCAGCAGATATTCTATAGGGACTATCCCAATTTCCTGGAACCATAAATAATTTAGAATCGCTTGCTACCCAAGCCATAGAATATCCAGGAGCAGTTATATTAAATGTCAATGCCTCTGCTGATGTTGGGAGACTTCCCGTTCTCAAAATTCCAGAAAAGTCAGACAGTTCATCAATAGGAAAATTCTTTTTGTATACAGTTATTTCTGTGGCTGTCTTATTAACATGATTAGCATAATATGCAAAATTTTTATACACCCATGTAAGATAACTCGAAAAAGAAGAATCATTAGTTTGTTCATCGTATGTATAAAGGTCAATTGGTCTTTTCTTGGTTGAAAGGGTTTGCTCACTTGAAAACCCATAACCAACATATCCGCCAACATCTGTAGTAAGGCAAGCACTTCCTATTACGCCATTTGCCTGCTGTGTTGAAAAGTCATACACTTGGGTAAATGAATTCTGGCTTGCATGAGACTCAATTTCATTATATGAACCCATCTCTGTAAGCACACCAGAGTTGGAAACTTTGTAAGAACCATTACCAACCATTTTAGTTCCCGCAGGCATATAGCGTGAAGTCGTAGGAATTGATTGGTCGAATAAAAAGAGTCCACCAAAATAAGGTGCAAAACGTTCTTTGTTTCTTTCCGCACTTACTAAACGACAATTTACAACTGGTCCAAAATTTCTTAAATGACTTTCAAGACCATCTGTTACCACGTTATCACTTTCAATTCTATCTCTTTTACCCGTCTTTACGTCTGTAAGTTCAATAACCGTATGTCCGTGAAGTGCATCTATATGAGGCACAGCTACCTTTTTAGGCTTGAGAATATCTATCATCTTGTTTCCTCCTTAATTCGTAAAGTTGACTTGTATTTTCGTAACATAAGCATTTTCGTCTGCAAGGACAAATCTGAATTTTATTTGATTGCTTACTTTCAATGCCCATGCACTTGTGCTTATAGCCTCAATATCATCTTTTGTCTGCCCTGCCGTATCAGTATTCAATAGCACCCACTGATTGCTTACATAGTTCCACCAAGTAGAACCATTGTCAAACGACATAGCAAATAATGTATCATCATCAGATGTAATGTCCACACTATCAATTCCGGTTATCGTACTATCCCTCATATCTATATTCTGTGAATATACAACTTGTGGAGCAGGGATACCATCAACATTAGCCGTCATGGATATTTCGCTATCACTATCCCAACACAGAATAGATGGACTTGTCAAGGTACTATATGCACTGTACTGTGGAATATTGAGTAAGCCATAGTCTATGAACAATTGAGCGTTAAGAGTACTTCCTATATTCGTGAGCACATTATTTGAAATGGTGTAGTAATCTCCGTTGGACTCAATTAAAAATCTGTGCCCTATTATAACCACGGGTCCAGGAGTGAATGTTCCACTTCCTGCATTATAGAAATAATTGCCACTTACTTCATCATAAAGACAAGCAACATCACTATCGTCAAGACAAGGCACTCCATGAAATACAAGTACGTTGTTCTCAAAAATCTTAAACTCATAGAGTTTATAAGCACTATAATACTGACCTGCGACATTAAAGAGTGTTACATTTTCAAAAGTAGTCGAACCAATTGATGTATCGCTTGTTACTACTACTCCATCAACAGTAATTGAACCTCGATATATTTCAATTGTATGCTTCGATGTAATATCAGTTACTACTGTTCTTTTTGATGGATAATACCAAACAATTGGAGAAGCCCCACCACCATCTTTTGTAAGCAAATATCTATTATTTGCATAATATCCTGCTCCAAAAATTGAAACTTCACCATACTGCGCTCCTGTGCTCTGAACATCACTTAAAGTGATTTCAAAGGACGAGTCTGTGGTAGGAGTAATTCCGGTGTCTATATATTGAGTTCCGGTGCTTTGTATATATTCTACGAGTTGCATACAATCGTCACGCTTTCTATCGTTGCAAGTCCGTTAGTGGTAGGAGTTACCTTGGTACAATATCCGCTATCAATAGCCTGACTTGTGCTCAATGATGTAAATTCAGTAGCAAGTACAAAGTTATGATTATCAATTACCACAAAGGTATGATTATAAGTCATCTGGTTCTTTGTGGTTTCATCAACCCATGCATTTGTAATAACATGGTCTATTCCGCAAGTATCAGTAAGAGTTGCAACTGATATAGGGTCAATGTCTTGAGGGTTCATTGTCTCAATAGGTGAAATTCTTACGGGGTCAAGCAATGTTACAATAGCATTATCTGTAAGTTCAGCAACAAGAGTTTCAACGATAGATATAGGTGACATTCTATCAGTAATCTCAATAAGTCCGCCCCAATCTTCTCTACCACTGATACCGATACCAAGAATGGTGTTCTGTGCTTTTAACAAATCTATATGAACTGAACCACCCATGCATTTCAGCCATACTTTCCAAGTATGCATAGTGGTATTATCAACATTCAAGATATAAAAAGTTGACAGAATATGTCTTCCATCTTGATAGTTTTCTTGTGGTTCTCTACTGTCTATGATATTTCCGTCATACTCATAAAATAGTGTTACTTCCAAATCGTTGTTTGTTATGTATGCGGATGTTTCTTCTTCTGTTGTTTCACATTCTATAAGATATTCAAGGTCAATTCTTACCTGACCCTCTTTTGCCACAGCAAATTGAATATTTGCAACAGATCTTGTTTCTCCATCTCCAACGTCAACATCACTTTCATTATAGAACATAATGTAGTTGAGCTGAATTGAATTAAGTTTACCAACAAGGCTCTCTACCTGGTCTCGTATTGTATCAATTTGAGCATTGATATTTGATATAAATAAAGACCGCTCTTTATCGCCTTCGGCTGTTTGATTATCAAACAAAGACTGTATTCCGGTCAACTTCCTAGACAATACGTAGAAGTTAATCGGTATATAAGTATTTGTGGCTACATCATAAATATTATATGTAAGTACATCGCCAACTTCAATCCAAGGATAACCCTCAATGTCAGCATTGAATGGTACATAAGGACGATTTACAACTTGAGGAAGAATATTTTCTCCTACTTCGGTTAAATCTTCAACTTCAAGGTTTCTTGTAAAAAAGTTACCTTGCATAATGTAGGTATTAGTACCTGTACCTACAGTTACACCCTCTTCTATATCGCTTTGTCTTACAATTACCTTTGTAATACTTGATACAGTATAACGCTGATAATCAATATTTTTATAGTAGTCAATATTATCATCAGCTGTTTGTATGGAATGCAAAGTACGAAATTCAAATATTCCTTCACGGTTTATAATACCAAAAACACCGTTTACCTGGCATATAAATTTTATAACTACTAAAGCTTGTAAGTTTACAGGTGAATATTGCTTTTCAAAAAATAAATCATCATTTACGAGAGTAGTTTCTTCTACATCAATATCCAAATATTCAAACAAACTATCTCTAAAATCTTTTACTGTTACACCGTCTTGCCAATAATTAGTAAATTGATTTATATACCAACGTGCAATATCAATATTACCTTTAATATAAAGTAAATCATACGCTACAAATTCACAAAGGTTGTTGGTGTAATTTTTAATTGTCTGTGTATCAACATACCCTGTAAACAAAGGTATGACTTCGGTATTATCAGCTTGAATGGATATTTCTACTTTTTGATTTTTAAAATCCGTTGAAATACCGAACAATGAAAAAGTAGCTTTAGACGCATTACAACCGATGAATGTTAAGTATTCATCGGCTTCCAGCATCTCTTCAATTGATAAACTTTCCTGAGCAATTTGAGTATTTGTAAAAGTTACATCAAGGTCAGGAAAGTATATAGTTACAGTTTTATTTGAAGATGATTTGTATGCGTTTTTTGTTGCGGTTGTTACATTAAGCATTTATCTACGCCTACCACCACGTCTTGTGCTTGTTGTTCTACGCCTGCCATTATTGTTTCCACGATAAGTCGTATATGTACGCCTAGTTACCGTTTGTCTCGCTGTTGCCATAAGTATCACCTATATTTTGTGTTATATCACTACCCTCAATATCATTTACTTCTTGCTGATATTCAGTTTCAGTATAGGTTTCAATAGGAATTACAAATAAGAAGATGAGAAGTATTGCAATAACAAGCAATTCAACCATTGATAATATAAACCAGCGTCTTGCACTTAATTTTACTTCGTGCAATAATTCAGTTGCTAAAGTTTGATTTTCCATATAAACACCTCTAATTAATTATATCATCTAATCAGGAGTATATCAATATCCAACAAACTTTATCTGGACCGTTTCATACACAACTGTATTATCTGGGTCAATACGCATTATCTTTAATTCAGGTTCAGCCATATACATATCTTGAGTTGTATAATCATCAAGCTCAGGAACATACACAGTACCGCTGAATTTCCTTTCAAGTGCATTTGTATAGTTACGTTGAATGCCACCAAGAAATTCAGCGAGTTGTGTATTTGTTAATCCGGGAACCATATCAAATTGTACCGCAAGGGGGACGTTAGGTAATGTGTTACGATGTAATAAACCATTGGCATCTCGATAAGGGTCAAGGTCCTGTACTTTTCGTGTTACCTGAAAAGTTGAAAACTTTACATACTTAGAACCTGTAATTAAAAACGCATCGTCCCCTGTACCAACTTGCATTAAATAACCTGCGTAAGCCATTAGTGTCCTCCTTTAAAATGCGGTTTGTCCGGTCATTTTTGTATATTGACTTGCTGACTTCCTAACTGAATTAAATATCTGTCTATCAGTAATGCCACACTTATCAGCTATTACACTCAGCAATTCAACTTGTTGTGCCATAAGGTTCATCATGGTTGTACTATCATTTTCACTTAAAGCCATCTTAAATGCGTCTACAATAGTGTCAAGAGGTGCTTCGATATTCGTGCCACTTGTCTGGTCTCCAAGTATTGCCATAAACTCTTTATTTGGAGGAATAACAGCACCATTTGCAAGTCGAGGAAGTGAAACGTGTTGTATAGATGCAATTGCGGTATAATCATCACCTGTAATTTTTGCTGCTGCACTTGCAATAGTTGAAATACCAGAAGTGAAAGTGTTAATAGCATCAATAATTTTATTGATAAACCCTTCAACTATACCTATTGCAAAATTCATAGCATCTTTAACACCTTGAGTAATACCGTCCCACAGGGTATTAAAGAAACCAAGCAAAGGCTGAATTACATTTGTGTCAAACCACGTTGCTACATTAGACCAAGTAGTCTGAATATCATTCCACAAATTAGTGAATAACGTAGTTATTGCAATTTTCCAATTAGCAAATGCAACTTGTACGGGAATAATTACATTAGTCTGGAACCAAGTTTTAACAGTACCCCAAATTGCTTTTATATCATTCCACAAATTTTGGAAAAATGATTTAACATTAGTCCAGAAGTTTTTGAAACTTGCTATAAGAGGCTGAATAATATTAAGGTTAAACCACGCTGTAAGGCTAGACCAAATTGCTTGTATTGTTACAACTAATGATGTAAAAATAGATTTAACATTAGTCCACAAATTTTGGAAAAATCCAATAATTCCAATTATTGTAGTATTAAACCAATCTGTGATTTCAGCCCACGTATTTATAATATCAGTTTTTGCATTTATAAACACAGATGCAATGCCATCACCTGTATTCTTAAACCAAGTTTTAATAGTTTCAAAACCTGTGGTTATAGCAGGTAACATATCAGCAAATATTGAGTCTTCAAACATAGCTTTGGCTGTATCTTTGAATAAACCGAAATCAGTTGCTACATCAGCAATTGCTTTACCCAAATCTTTTAACATTGTAATAGTGCCACCGAATTTCATATAAGGGTCATACGCACTTGTATCACCGCCAAATAGTTCACCTAACACCGCACCGCCTGAAACACCTATACGTAAACCACCAAATATTGCTGTAAGTATACCAACTAATCCTGTTGCAACAGTTTGAAACCCTGCAAGGAAAGACGACCCTGCACTTGCACCAGCTTGTTCCATAGTTACCAATCCGGTGCCTGCAAATTTACCTTTGAGGAAAGCCGCAAGTCGCTGAAACCAACTTTGTCCGAAAAGTAAAGGAATGCTCTTTTTCATAGCATTTCTAACAGCTATTTCACCCATAATTGAACCTAAGAGTTTTCCAAATGCTGTTGCAACAGCCTTTATAGCTGCTGAGGCAAAACTCATTTTGAGTATCTTCTTTATGAGTAAATAGCTAATAACAACTTTGGCTTCAACAGATAAGTTATCAAAAAATTCGGCTAACTTCTTGCGAATGAGTGGCCAATCAATGCCTCCTTCGCCATTTTCATCTCCCCAGAAAAACGTTTTAACAGCTTCCCACAAACCGTCAATCCAAACACTAATAGTTTCTCCGAATTGTGCAAAATCAAAGTCGGTAAAAAATTGATTAACTCCGGCTGCTATTGTTTTACCAAGATTTTCAAAATCAAAAGTAGTTCCAAACTCAAACGCAAAATCTACAGCAGTATTAAGTGCCTCTGCAATAGTATGTCCAATACTTGCGAAAGTATCAGGTTGAAAAATACCATTTAAAAAGTCTGCAAGATTATGAGCAAACGTTGTTGCGTGTTGTTGAATACCTGCCCAATCTATATCATCAAGTAACCCTTTAAGTGTATCAGAAAGGAATTTACCGAACTCATACCAACTGCTAATATCGGGAACTTCAAAATCCCAACCGCCACCTTGCACATCAAAAGCGGTATCAAAGTCAGCAACCGCAAGTCCTAATTCATCAGCTAAACCACCAGCACCATCTGATGCTTTTGTAGTAAGTACATTCAATTCATCAAAAGGCTGTATCATTTTCTTAGCCTTTTTAGTAGCATTACCGATACCATCTGCAAGGTCTTCTTCACTTTCAGCAGCTTCAGAAGTTCCGTCTGCTAACTGTGCCATTTCAGCCGTTACATCTTGCCATTGTATACCCAACAATCGTGAAAGTATTTCACCTACAACATTAGCAAAATGTGTAAGGGCTTGAACTATGTTATTTAATGATTTAAGTACGGGAGCACCGAGCGTAATAAGACCGTTACCTATTGTAATAAGTAACTGTTTCCAACGTTCTTTTAATACACGCATCTGGTTAGCCCAATTGTCTTGAGTACGAATAAAATCACCTTGAATATGCTGAGTTTGTTCAAGTATATATCTATAACGTAAAAGTGCTTTCGTACTAGCATCCATTTGTTTTACTTTTGCTTTAATACCAATAGATGCCGCATACTCTTGTAAGTTTGCTTCTGTAAGTATGATACCGTATCTTTTAAGTGTTTCAGTTTCACCTGTATATACTGCTGACAATGCAACACGAGCCGTTTCTTGCTGTATATTGTAAAACGATGCCATATCGCCAGCAAGTGCTGTAAGTTGTAATGCCATATTAGCAGCATCATCGGCTGCAATGCCTGAAGCTTTACCCATTGCCATAAATGAACCTGCAATTGATTTAGCCATAAATTCAGACATACCGTAAGCTTCAATGGATATACTTGCAAAGTCTTCCATTTTATCTGAAAGGTCGCCAAACGTTACATCTACAATGTTTTGTACTTCTTGTAAGTCAGATGCAGCTTTAACAGCGGTTTTACCAAGCATTAGTAAACCACCTATACCGAGCATTTTTGCTGAAAATACGTGAAAATGCTTTAGCGTTCTTTCAATTTGTTTCATACCAGAATTTATTCCGGCTGTATCAATGTTTGTACCAATTATAAGGTTACCGTCTGCAAAACTACCTGCTCTCATACTCAAACTCCTAAAATCTCATTCATCAAGTCTTGAGTTACAGTATCATATTGTTTTTTAAGAACAATCTGTTCTCTATTTTCATTATACAATGTTTGCTCGTATTTTTCGAGCTTTTTTCCTTTATTTAGCTTATTTCTTATGCTTACGTATGTACTAAAAGTACATTCGCCAATTTCATAAAAAGCTGATAAAAATGTCCACCAATGTAAAAATTCAAGCCCACGAATATCTGTATTTAATATGCGGTTTACAGGGGCAACAATGATATTAAAATCCTGTTCCCAACTATATAAAGGCTTATCGTTTTTATGTTTTGAAGATTTAGGCTCTTCGCCCATCTGCATAAATGCAAACATTTCCTTAGCCGCATATTCAATTTTGTCTTTCGGTATGCTTTCAGCATCATCAAAAAACAAATTAAGTGCAACCATAACTTTCTCAGCATCGAGCAAGTCAGGGTCATTTAATGCACTAAATATGTATATTATATTTCTAAAATCAGCATCGAACGGATATTCGATACCGTCAATTTCTAATGATGTGGGTAATGTATGCGTATTCATAATAGAAATAAAGGGTGGTTTTTAATGCCACCCTTTACCTTTCACTTTTTTACTTTCTTGTACTTATTGACACGTTCATTGCTGGCTTTGGTATAATATGGAGCTATACCATTGAAGAAATCATCAAACATTGAAAATGTATTAGCATCTCCAAACAGTATCTGGCTTGACCCTGCACCAAAGATTTCATCAATTACACCTCTGAAATACTGTATTGTTTCAGTAAGTAATTCAAAACCTTCCTGTTCGTCCTGGGTCTGGCTAAGTTTATCTTCATACTCTTTAAATTTCTCTTGAACTGTGTCTTGTAATGCAAACACTCTTTTGGCTACCGCTACGTCATTGGGGTTAAACTTGAAAATACCTCTTGACTCTCCGTGGTCGTCTAAAATTTCAAGACAAATTTGACCTGTATGAATTTGTAAGCTTTCCATATTATATCATTCCTCCTTTTTATTAGGGATTAGGTGTGAAAGTAATGACAGTGCCGTACTTGTAGTTGTCAACAGTTCCGTGAACCTTGTCGTTGGAGAAGCTGATGTTGATAGGCATATCAACGTTGGAATCGCCTCCAATGGACTGAGGTGTAAGTGTGCAATTCTTATGAACTTCGGCTTCGTAGTTACCCTCGGTTCCTACGTATGCATGAATCTGCATAACTTCGTACATAGCGAACTCTGACATTCTGTTGTACTTAACCTGGTTATAAAGCTTAACCGCAAGTTTGGAACCACCACGAATGGTCATGGGGTCAAGGTCCTGAGAAGTTTCAAACTTCTTAACTGTGGTTTCAGTAATACCGAGAATATCGGTTACAGTTTCAGTATCGGGATGGAACTCAATTGCTGATTCCTCAACACCGACACCAACGGGCTGCCATTCGGGAGTACCACCACTCTCGGTAATGGAGTCACCTACGTTTACGCAAGTAACAAGTAATTTACGCTCTGCCTTCTGGTTGTTCTGAAGGTTAAATGCTGTTGCATCTGCCATAGTTTTATTCCTCCTCTATGTAGTCTATTCTGGCACCAAGCATGTATTTTGCTAAATTATCATCTTGCACTCCGGCTACATTCGCCATATTCTGCAAAATGACTATATCATAATCGTGGCATTTATCACCAAAATCAGGATAATTTCCATTGGCTTTTTGTTCAGCGAGCCACTCATTAAAAGCATCGAAAACTGCCATATTGTTGATATTTACATCAGATGTACCAACGTCAATATATTCGTAGCCAATAAACACAAAACTATATGACATATAACGATTTCCAAGTATATCAACCTTGTTTACATAATCGCCATAATTTGGAACTAATGCACGAACACCGGGGTATGCTTCGCTAGACTCAAAATATAACATATTTTCATCAAGGAAACCTTGTACCCACTCTTGCATTATTTTATGCTTATTTACCACTGTTTTTCTTGCTCCTCTTTTTACGGAATATATCAACTAATGCAATAATCTGCTCTTTATGTTGTCGCCATGCTGCTTGTTCCCAATGGTGTGTTGCAAGTGAATGTGCTTGTTTATTGAAATTCATTCCTTTACCTTCGTGCAAATATTTAGCATATTTACTCTGGTAAACTATCATACCTTGATTTTTTGTGGCTTGAATACGAACATTGTCTGCCATGTGAGCACCGGATTCTCTGTAAGGATCATACGGTGTATAAGGGTATGAAAATTCGTACAATGTTTTAGCAAAATATCGGTTAGTTTCTTTATCGAAACCTTTTCGCTTTATAATTGTACTTGAACTGTAATTCCATTGAAAGTAACCACTTCCTGCAACACCTTTAGCCATTGTTATACACCTTGGATTTTGAGTTGAACTTTTGCTCCAAATCGGTTATGGTTCTCGTTGTGGTGTTTTACCAAACAAACATCTTCACCGTATTTTTGCATAACTGAAACAACGTTCTCTGCGGTTATCTCTTCGGGAACTACGCCCTTGATAATATAATCGTTGTTTGAAATTGTAAACAACTCTCCACGGTTCTCCGCATTTCTCCACTCCATATAAGGTACATACTTATCATTGAATGGTACAAGGATAGTAATGTATGTGCCTATGTAAACCGCAGAGCCACCAGCGGAACGGGCTGAAGCTGTATACCAAGCCACATCATGTAGCACAGTTTTATACCATAAGTCGACCTTTCCGTTATAGTCGGCTCTGCGGAGTCTATTGAGGATTGTTATCGTTTCGTTGTAGATATGCTCTAACATCAAAGTTTACCAATCTGTTTGTTAAGTAATCGGGTAACCATTCCAAAGCGATTTTTTGCAAGTCAGCTTTAAGCTCGTCTTCGGTCTTTATCGAAAAAGTGATTTGCTCTACGCTGTTTGAATATTGAGTTATTGTTTCGCCAGCTTCTTTTTGTGCTTCATAAGCCGCTGTGCGGTCAATAAACTCGGTCAAGACTTCCCTAACCTCATTAGGTATAATATCAAGTTGTTTACACCTGTCGAAAGTAAAGTAATCAAGCCATCTTTGAGCTTTCCTTTCAGCTAACCGAAAGTCATTCTCTGATAATTTACCGCCTAATTCTTTATAATCGTCATAGGTTAAGTAGCTTGTGTATTCAAGCATAATTACTCCTCATTCTTTTTCTTTGACTTGCCATTGAGCTTTGCAATTGTCTCTTCGGCTTTTTCAAGTTTGTACTTAAGGTCAGCAACTTGTGCCTGGAGTGTGTGAACATCATTTGACATTGCTGCCTCTACAACACGACCTTTTTCGTCAATTACTGAATAGCCCTGAGACATATAGTATTTTTTATCTTCGGGGCTAATGTCAAGAATGACATTAGCCCTCTGAACCATAATTTTATCCATTAGCTACTCCTTATCAGGTGTGAGCGGTGATGTTGAACTGAATACCGTCTGCCTGCTGATTGAGAATGAATACGTCTTCGAAAGACTCCTCGTAGTAAACCCACTTGCCTTCGCTGAGTGCTGAAGGTGCTTCGAGCTGTGCGAAAGTATAGCTTACAGGAGTGATAACTACAAGAGGGTGAATGAGCATCATGTTGATCTGGTCTGCACTTGCAGCAGGAGTCCAACCAGAAGTGAAGGTGTATGCGGTCTTCATAAGCTCTGCGGGAACACCGACAATTTCAACTTCATCAAGTCTGTTGATACGTCTGTCAATTGCATTAGGTCCCTGCTCAACGCTAATACTTCTTCCGAGAGTGTTATTAGCATCAATCTGAGCATTCTTAAGCATGGACTTAACTTCATTAGTAACATAAAGTACACGTCCGGTTACAGGTACACGAGCATTGTCCATTGCCAGCATCATTCTGTCAAACTCTGCAAGTACAGAAGTTACAGTAAGTGCGGTAGTGGATGCGGTCTTGCCGGTATAACCTTCTGCTGCGATTGAAGTAGTCCAATCGTGATAAATCTTTGAAACGGTGTAAGCGTCCATCTCAGGGAACTTCTGGAACTCATTGAAAGTCTTGGTGATATTTGAAATGGTCGTTACAAGGTTGGTCTGCTCTACGTCCATAGGGTGAACAAGAGTGCTCCACTTTCTGTGGTTTACAAGCTCTTTGGTCTCCCAGCTGTTGTCGTAGTTACGAGATGCGGTTGCAATAGTATCTCTGTTACCATTGACACGTCCGGTGGTGGTGATACGAGGAATCTTAATGGTCTTTGCATCTACGATTCTGTATCTTCCGTTATTGGGGGTAGCATAAAGTCTACCAAAGTAGAGCGAGTAAGGAAATGCGTTTGCAAGTGCTCTAGAATACTGTTCAGCATAATTAAGTGTTGCCATAATCTTTTTCTCCTTTATTTAGTATCGTGTGGTCTAACCCCTGCGAAATTGAAAGCGTCAAGAAACGCATTGTCTGAGGGGTCGGGGGTTGGAGGTGTAGGCTGACCAAACATAGGTTTGGGGTCGCTACCAGGAGTAGGGTTATCAGGTGCTTTTACAAACGAGTCTGCATTATCGGTTTCGTATGCGGTTTTGAAATCGTCCGCACCGATAATAACACCATTTTTCATCTTCAAGCCTTCGTCAAGCATGGCTCTTTCAAAATCACGCTTGGCAGCTTTACTTGAGAACTGAAGACCATTTGCATACTCTTTAACAGCAAATTCATAAGACTGCTTTGAAAGTTTACCTTCGTATTCCTTCTTTGCGTTCTCATAATCGCCCTGCATTTTGGCAATCTGTGCATTAAGTTCTTCAACCTGTGTTGCACTACCTTTACTGTCTTCGAGCATCTTTTGAAGATTTGCTATATCAGTATCTCGAGTTGAAATCTGATTAGTCAAATCATCAATTGAGGTCTGCCTTGCTTTGAGGTCATCATCGTACTTTTTCTTGCTGACATAGTTGCCTGTTGCAAGGTCTGCCAACTTCAAACCTTTAGTGGTTACTGCCGATGAAAACTCATCCCAAGTAAGTGAACCTTCTCCAAAAACCTCTTTCAAAAAATCCATTGTGTTACTCCTCCATTCTTTATGGTTTAATTTGTAAATGCGTATTACCGTCTACGCTGAATGGAATATGTGTTTAATCGTCCACATATTCGACCTAAATTTATTATACAACACAATCTTCCTGTTGTAAATAACTTTCTCAATTATTTTGTGGAGAGCTGTTATTTTTTGTTACTTCGGTACTTTTATTTGCGGTTTCAAGTTTTCGTTGGCGTTCCGCACTCTCCGTGTCGTCTCCGGTGGTTTGCTGAGTTTTCATCATAACCGATTGTGTCATAAGTAAAGACTGTTCACGCTCTTCATTGATTTTCTTAAGAGCTTTGTCGGCCTGCGTTTCGGTTTCGCCACACCACTTGACTCTATATTCAACTTTTGACATAAGACCTTTATCAACTTCGATAAGATCCATCTGTTTTTCAGTGTCTTTGTCAACGATTATAGAATCGTCCCAACAATACGCAACTTCGTACTCACCCTCTGCCTGAATATCATATAGGTCACAATACTTATCTATTACAGTTGCAAAATCACGAAGGGTATCTTCAAGTGCTTCCTGAATAGCTTTGTTAGCCGCAAAACTTCTCTGCTTAAGTATGCGCATTTCGGTAGCAGTTCGTGCTTCTGCATATGTAACTTCTGACAATGAACCTCTGGACATTTCACACACATCTTCTATGTGCATAAGGATATTGTTGAGACCGTTTATAATACTCGAATCTCGGAAATCGGGATTAAATACATTATATGTATTATCATCACCTAAATCCAAATTATGTCTGAAAAGTCTTTCCTGTAATTTAGGAAGTACGGTTATAGGCGCACCGTTTTTATCTTTTGTAGGATTAAGTGCGGTACGGTCAACATCAATTGCCAACTGTCCGCCTTCAAATTCCCAAAGTAAGTTGGAATATTGCATATCAGCGTCTTTAATAAGGTCAACCGCTTTCGCAAAACCACTACAACCGAGAGGGCTATCCAGGTCAACAATATTAGGCCCAGGCATTTTGAAATATGCAAAAAGCATAGAGTCCATATTGTCGATTGTAACGATAGGAGGCATCTCACGCCACTCGTCAACTTCTGTAAGTAATACCCTTGTTCCTAATTCAGTAATACCGTTATCCATTCTCGCAGCAGTGTTTTCACTCTTAAATGCAAGGTTCTGAATAGTGAGTGTTTTGTTCTCTAACTTATGATGCTCAAGTTTGGTATATACGACATTCTTCTTTACAACTTTATCCACAAACGCACATTCAACAATGTTGCCATCTGATGTGAAGGAAAGTGGATAAAAGTCTGTTGCTTTCGTGTAGCTAATCTCTATCACATATTTACCGTCTGCATTTTTAGTTACATACGGCTTTATGATAAAGCTTCCGAACGCAATACCATACTCCAAATTAGTTCTAAGCTTTTTAAGAAGTTTGGTATAACATCCATCCACAAACTTGGCTTTTTCAGACTCGCCTGTTACTTTGATTTGCATTTCAATAGTAGCAGTACGAGCTTTTTCGCTTGCAATCATTGCTGCCAAACCAAGTGACTTTACCTTTTCGTCACCTACAACCCAAGGACTGTTATCCATATACATATTTTTCCACAGTTCGATTGCATCTTTCATCTTATGTGACATTGTGGGTTGAAGTTGCAATGCTGTTTCAATCGTTTCGGGAGAAAGCATACGTCTAATTACTCCTTTCAGTTTGGAAAGAAAACCCATATTCCCTCCTGTTAGTTATCTTTCATATCAAAAATTATAGTAATACCTATAGCAATAGCCAAGCCTAATGCAACTCCGGCTACAACCGCAAGTATATACTCAAGCATCTTTTCTAAATATTTCCTTGATAACTTTATCATATCCCACAGTAGAGCAAAGGAATGATAAAAATACAAGCACAACAATATCAACGCCCACTTTAGCATTGAATTGAATTGAATTGTAAATAATATATCCAATAGATGCACCAATAGAAAGTATGAATGATACTATAACGGCAAGAATGGTTGAATTATACTGTTTAGTTACAGAATCCATTATTTTCTTAATGGCTTCAACCGTAAGCACCGTTGCAGCAGAAATTATACCAAGTGCTGAAATAAGAAACGTAATGTTCATATTAAACCTCCTTATCGTGTTCGAGATTATCAACCCTTCTGGAAAGTTCACAAATTTGCTGTTCAACAACCGGCATTCTAATCGCAAAATTGTTATGCCTTTTTACGTCCTCGGCAAGCATATCAATTTTAGCTTCCGTAACGGCTTGTGATGTGGTAAGCTTATTCTCAATACTTGCACTTGTTCGCATATTAGTAATAATAACGCCAATTAATGCCAAAGCTGCTGTGATAAAAGATGATATAATCCCTTCCATAGCGTACTCCTTTAAATAGAAATTTTCTTGCAATTTCATTGTATAATAAACAATCTAAATATGCAACATCAATTTCCCTTACGCTTCCAATGTCTTTCGGTTGCGTAACGAGTAGCATCTATGAAGTGGTTATCACGGTCAGGAAAAGCACTTATAATGTGGCCCTCTCGGTCTCTATCAAACTCATATTGCACAAATTCATCATACACGTCCGGGCATCTGTATTTGTCAATGTAAATATGACGTAAACTTTGTAGCCATTTAATACCATATCGAACACTATCAGGCCCTTTCTCTGCCGGTCTCATAAAACAACCATAAGCTCTAAAGTCTGATATTGATTTAGGTTCAGCGCTATCTGCGGTTATCAAGTCGTTTTTGTCCATGAAAGGCACATCAACATATTCAGTAACTTCTTGTCCGTCAACGATTTTGAAAACACGCTTCTTCAATGCTGGTTCTTCATAAAGTTTCTCATATAATTCCCTATTACTTTCGTGAGTTGCTCTGTGCTGCCCATAAATATACAAGTCGCTACGTGTAGTGTCTAAATACAATTTAACATAAGCATTAGGGTCATTAGCAAAACCCCAATCCAAACCATTGTAGATATTATCGAACGTAGCGATGAATGAGTCTGGCATATCCATATGTTCAACATTATCAAATACATTCCCGCCTGTACCGACAGGAATACCCATATACTCATTTTCGTAAGCCCTAGGATTAGTTTGTTGTAAGTATTCAGCTTCCTCAATAAACGCCTCGCCAAGCCATTCACGAGGTACGTCTTTATAAGTAGTGCGAATTACAAGTGTATCCTTCTTCCTATTCCTTTCGCAATCTTCTGTATATTCATTAGCCCAATTATTAACACTAATAGGAGGGTTATAACTCATAAAATTCCAATACAATTGTCCGCCTCTCATTGTACTTTGCATAGCTTTACGAATTTCAGCTTCCCCACCAAATTGGTCAAGCTCCTCCCACCAAGTAATGCCAATATAACCGAAAGGCAATTTTATTGATTTGACCTTCCCTGGGTCATCAAGCCCTAAAAATACTATCTTCTGCCCTGTGGGATTATATATAATTTCAAGTGGATTAACGTGAAAAGTAAAATAGTCTTGTAGCCCCATATCCAAAATGCCCCATTGAATTTGAGCATAAACACTTGTTTTCAATGTATTGCCTATTTTTCTAAATATAGCAGCATGACATTTAGGATTTGCAATTAGCAATAACGGTACGGCTCTGCCACCTATAAAGGATGATTTAGTCGAGCCTCTACCGCCTGGAAAAATATAGTTTGTATACTTATGTTCCATAACATCCTGAAACACATCATCAAACTTCTTTATCCATAACTTATCCACTTGTAAATCAACAGAAACCACAGCGAAAATCCTCCCGGAATTTATGATGTTTAGATTATATCATAATATAGATAATAAGTAAAGACCGGGCAACAATATATAGAAAAATGGAGATATGTAGATATGGATTCTTAGGTACACGAGCCGGGAAGTGGGTTTTGTGAGCGACCTACCTTCAATGGTATGGAAAAATCAGATATGTTATAGCGACCTACCTACAACTAAGTGGAAAAAATCAGATATGTTTATTTGGATGGCGACCGTTGGTCGGTGTAAAAATTCGGTGGTACGGTATGTGTAAAATTTTACACATGAGTAATAATGCACAAAAACATATCAAAATATTGTGGTATATTGTATATTGATTTTTTGTGTATATCGTGATTTTAACAAAAAATGCACAAATAATACACTATATTAATTATAAAGTTTGTGCATTATACCATATACAACACCGATATATTTTGATATTGTAATAATGCAAGTGATAACCACTTGATTTTGACCGTTTTGGTCGTTTCGGTGAGTGTGCAACACCGTAACCAACACGCAACCACAATGACTACCAAAAAAACCACCGCAACCGCAACCGCAAAAAATGCACTTGCAACCGCAACCGTGAAAAAGTCGGTCGCAACCAAAACCACCGCAACCGCAACCGCAACCGCAAACAGTGAAAAATCAAATGTGATTTTTTCGTTTCGTGGTGTAAATAGTATCGGTTCAACCGTTGTTGCAAAAAGTGGTTTAAAACAATTGACGAACACGTCACACGATGCAACGCAGTTGATTTTGAGTGGTAAGTCAAGTTTGAACTTACGCAAAAAAACTTGTTTCGTCAATGCGACAACAATCGACTTTGAACTTTTGAAAAGTACCAAAAAATATGAATGTTGCGAAAATGCAAACAGTGTTGACGCAATACGACCGCATAAAGTTTATTTCGATTTTAATGAGTTGTCAAACGTTTGTTCGGTACTTGCAAAAAACAAGTTTAACGTAAACGGTTACGATATAGTTTGATACATAACGTAGTATTGAAAACTACCACCGTGAAAACGGTGGTAGTTTTTTTATGCGTTACCGGTTGTTTTAAAAACTACATTATATAGTTTTAAAAACTACATAAGTTAGTTATCACTAATGAAAATTAGTTTAAACTAACTAAAATTAGTATGCACTAACTACATTGTTAATTTTTTAACGGTGGTTTCGATTGTTAAAATTTTAACATACTAAAAACATTTGTTCGATATTATCGGTGGTTTTGTGCGTGTCGTGTCGTGTTGGTTTCGTGTCGTTTATACCGTTTATTTTGACCGTAAACGCACGTTAAACTATAACAATAGTATAAAGTACCATAAACGCAAAAAACGTAAATTTGACACGTTTACGCACGTTTAAAAACGTGTGTAAAATTTTACACATGAAAAATCATAAAACTTTACCGTGAAAAATTGCACAAAAAACCGCACGTTATTTTTATATGTATACAATGTATGTAATTGTATACAATCGGTTGTTATGTATACGTGTATACAATTATACGTTAAAATTTTAACGTTAAATTTTTAACGCTCCCAAGCAGTTTGTGAAAAATTTAACGTTAAATTTTTCACAAAGTCCCCCACCCCCTACCCGCCGCCGCTGCTTCTTCTGAGCGATATACCTAGTTAGACAGTTTCTGAGTTAGAAAAATCTCCGAGCGGCATCGCTGCTTGCTTCCAAGCAATATGCTTAGTTAGACAGTTCTAGTTAGACACTTTTGCATAAAAAAATACACGGTATATTTCAACCGTGTATTTCTCCTATCAATCATTGAGTAACATACTGAACATATCACTTATTCCTGCCGCACCACTACCGATTACGCTGTCGTATTTCGCACCAATAACACTGTAAGTATCATCATCGTTATACACACCAATATACACACACTCACTGTTATTGTCGTTATAAAACACGTATAACGGTGTTTTGCCATTGATACTTAAATCATCGACAGTACCATTAAATGCATGAACATATTCTGCTGCGGTTTCAACACGTATGCGGTCATCAACATATCTTCCGCTCAGTTCTTCCGGCGTGTCATCATCATCATTTGTAAAATCGAAATACTGATAACAGTACATATCGTCTGCTTTATCATACCATACACGTAATACTTTCTGCTCGGTCATTTCGATGATTGTGAAACTCAGACGGTCATTAAACTTTACAACTTCATGCTTCATTTTTATTTCCTCCTTTAAATACCATACATATAATCGTGCAAATCATCAGCAGTAATTTCAATATCATCGTCAACGATTTCGCCATCAACATATAATGCAACATTTTCCCTTCCAATACTTTCACAAGCTTCATCATACAACTTATAAGCTCGACTTTCATTAAATCCCCTGTAATATAACTGCCATCCTCCTTCACTTTCAACATTTTCAAAATCCATGCCAAATACTTGAATTTCATAAATCATAGTAAAACTCCTTCCTGTGCAATTGCACTCAATTAATTTAGTACAATAATATATTATATTATTATGAAACCAAATACAACTTTTTTAACAATGTTATCCGGACAAGTTTTGCATTGTTTCTTCCAAGAACTAGGTGATGTCTTGGCGGCAGAGCCCAATTGCGGTATAAAAAATTCCCGGTAACTTTCGCTACCGGGAATGATGCTCAATATTCAAACGGCTTAATCGGTATGTTATTCTCCTTCATGAACTGATGTAACTCCTCGATGAACTGCTTACGCTCGCCAAAGTCGATACCATTCTCGATATCTTCCTGTTCCCAACGTTTCTGATTATCACATTCCTGATTAAGAACTCTTGTTAAAATGCGTGCTACAGTCTCAGTCATAGTTTTCTGCCTCCTTATATTCATTGTAGTTGTCGGTGTATTCAGTGCTGTCAAAACTTTCTCCTGAATAGTTGTCGTAGTAATTAACCTCTTCCATTTCTTCAAGACTGTTGATAAAATCGTTCATAGCGTACTCCTTTCGAGATTGGTGTTTTGTAAACCACAATTGATTTACTGTAATAATAATACACCATATTCATATATAGTACAAGCATATTTCATAAACTGTCCGGATAACATATTTTTTATAACTACCGGGCGCTGCTCAGGTGTGGGTTTGGTACCTTAGAAGATATATATGCATAAAAAAGTACCCGGCAGTTTTCACTACCGGGAAACTTTTAAAACTTTATTTCATTATCATCGGGGTCCCAAACACGACCATTATATGATACACGACCGATATATTTGCCATCATCACCATACATCGCCCCGCCGGTAAATGTTGATCCCCCCAAATCGTGGTAGTCAATGTAATCACGAATTAACTTTGATGCTTCCGCAAAGTTTTCAACTGTCGTTGACTTTACGATATTATTTAATTGTGATATATAACCGAATTTATCACGTTTTAAACTACCATTTTGAAGTATTAATGTTATCATAGTGAATACTGTTTTTAACGTTGTTACAGTGTCAACGGTGCGTTGTTTTTGTTTACATACATTATATTATAGTATATTCATTTTATTTGCAAAGGGTATTTTTTATTTTTACAACCCGCTTCTGCTTCTAAGAATGTAAACCTTCTTATAAGTATCGCAACTAACGCTTCCAAGATGAAGAAGATAAAATACCTTCTAAGGTAAAGAAGGAAGAAGATATTAGAAGGGATGCCGGTTGCTGCTTCCAAGATGCGGACTCATCAAAAATGATTAGTCGAAACTTAAGGAGAAGAATACTCCGCTGCTAAGCATAAGCAGAGACAGATAGGTAGTTAGACAAAGCTAGTTAGACAAATGTCTGAGCAGAATTCTTCTGCCAAGCATATAGCGAGTTAGACAACCTGAGTTAGAAATTTCTGCAAACGAATAGGACGCATTTCTGCGTCCCACTCGCCCACTATGAAAAACACACCAACCTGGTTATGCGGTTGCTACTACTGCCATGTTGTTCGATGCTATTGCCTTGATTACCGCCTTGAGTGTATCCACGGTAGTGAACTCAACCCTATCGGGTCTCTTCTTATCAACTTTGTTACCGTCCTTCATCAGCTTGAGGTCTGCATTCTTAACTTTCGCCTCGATTGCTGAATAATCTTCAACGGTGCAATTCACGAAAATCTTTGACTTGTGAATATGAATTGCGGTGTTGCTCCTGAGTATGCGGTACTCACAGTTGTTAGGCTTGAAACCGATGTTTGCCTCCTTGAGCATTGCTTCGAACTCGGTCATTGACAAGTTGATCTTGCTTGCATTGACTTTCTCGACCTTCTTTTCGGTCTTCGGTGCTTCAACCTTTGCTTCGGTCTTTACTGCCGGTACGCTCTTGGTCTTAACTACGCCTACTGCAGATGCGGTCTTGGTTGCGACTTCCTTCTTCATTGACTTTGCCTCCTTGTTTGCGGTTGCCTTGGTGTTTTCAGTTGCTTTCTTAGTTGCGTTTGCCATAATTGTTTTCCTCCTATATGGTCGTTGGTGTGTTTTGTGAACCCATTTCGTTCACTGTCAAATGCATTATATCATATTCTTTTCATATCTTCAATACATTTCTATAATGTTGTCCGGATAGATTTTTACGTGCGTATGCGTATATATTATATTAGTAGAATTGACCATTTTTCTTCTAAGATGAAGGTTTTTTGTGCATTCTGACGAAAACGGTTGTATTTTCCCTATACCTAAGCGGACACTTATTCGTCATTCTGCACAATATTCTCCTCGGTTCTTGGGAGGAAATTAAGGGTAATGCTACCTATATTGTTAGA